TCCCCATTGCGACCAGCTTATACAACGACGCCGTTGATTCTCTGGCGCTCGGAGAAGTATTGCTTACTACGGACTTTGACCGCCCGCCTACGACCATGACCGGTATCACCGCGCACCCCGCAGGCTTCTTTGTCGGCTTCGACGGGAATACGCTGTGCTTTTCAGAGCCGGGGTACTATTACGCTTGGCCCATAAAATATCGGTTCGACGTGGAGTTCCCCATAGTCGGCATTGCGACAATTGGCGGGTACCTCGCCGTTATGACGGAAGGCGTGCCGTACTTGGTTTCTGGCACATCGCCGTACAACATGGTCCCCCGCAAACTCGACGCGTTCTTCCCGTGCGTATCCAAGCGCAGCATCGTTAACATGGGCGGTTATTGCGTATATGCGGCAGAGGACGCGCTTGTGCAGATTTCTACACAAGGCGCGACAGCAATTTCTAAAGGCATACTTACGCGCGACCAGTGGCAGGCCTCGGTCCCGGCGAATATTTTCGGCACGCGCTGGAGGAACCTATACCTCGCCGTATACCCGACGTATATCGATGTGTGGGCCCCGCAAGCTTTGGCCATTGGCATCACCACTATTACACAGGTTTACAAGTCAGTATTCGTCAAGCCGTCAACAGGCGACACGTTCTTTGTGAATGCGTCAAACGAGATCGTGAACTTTGCGGAAAGCGCTACCAGCGCTACCTCGTGGACGTGGGTAAGCAAACCAATCATGTTTGACGCGCCTTTGAATTTCGCGTGCATGCGCGCGCTAGGTAGCTTCGGCGGTACTATTACTATCGAAGAAGACGACACCGCCCCTTCCACTACTGGAGACGCATACAGCTATACAACGCCCGCGAACGCGCTGGTAAACAACACGCCCATCCGATTACCGTCAGGGATTAAATACAAGGGGCTTCGCATCACTATCAATGGTGGCGCTGGCGACGAAGTGCAAGAGCTTCATTTCGCTACGTCTATAAGCGAGTTGCCTGGAACGGAGTCGTCCGCACCCCCGCCTGAGGCACGCTAATGGTTCAGGCCATTACCACCGTAGAAGGTATACCAGCAATACCGGACGTCAGAGTAGACGACCCTAACTTGCAGGTAATGCTAGACACGCTGAAAGAATCTATCGAGGTTCTTACCGGCACGCGCGGCGACCCTAACTCACGAGCACTGACTTACGGAGAAGCATCCGAGGGAGGGCTGACCGACCTGTTCGTAACTAACAGGGTCGTCGGCACGGTCCTTGAGGCCAGAAAAACGGTGACGCTGGTAGGCGATATTATCGGCACTGCCGATTTCCTCGAAAACGGCGTAGTCACAGTTCCCACCGCCATTAACTTGCCCAACATCACGCTTGTAAGCGGGGGCGATGCGGCGGAGACATTCCCCGGCGAACCCAACGGACCGTACGGCGTGCTAGGCGGGGGCGGGGGCGGCTCAGCACTTACTGTACAGGACGACGGCGTCAGCCTGTCAACGGGGGCGACCCTTTTGAATTTCGTCGGCGTTACCGTAACTGAGCCCACGACCGACCAAATCACAATCACGTTTGGCCCCGCTCAAGCAAATAACGACTACTTCCCGAACTATAGCTATAACAAAGAGACGGATACGGCTTTCACAGTTGTCGGCGTGAACGCGGCGGCTCTATTTCGTGTGGGCCGCAGGCTGAAATTTACTAAAGCGGGGGCCGACGTTTTTGGGGTCATCGCCAGTGTGAACTACAATATAACTAGCCCGAGCGATACATACTGCTCTATGACAATGGAGTCAGCGGCCGTTATCCCAACCAACACGTTCGACGTCGCTCTGACCACTAGCGGCACGGCTTGGAGTCCCATTGCGGGCAATCCTTCGGCGGGGGAGGCTATACGTGATATCGCTACTGGCGCTATCGGGGGCACTCAGTGGTGGGTAATCGTCGGGGACGGTGGTTTTATTGCTACTTCTACCGACGGCGGCGCAAGCTGGACCACACGCACCAGCGGGACCACCGGTAATTTATACACAGTTATTTACGACCCAGCATCCGAAACGTTTTACGCGGGCGGCTCGGGCGGCACCGGTAACGCGGAAGTAATAAAAAGCAGCACGAACGGCACCACGTGGTCAGCCGTCACGCTCCCTTGGACTACGGGGACTGACGATTATGTTAGCGACATGACCCGTTCTTATGTCGGCACCTACATCGCAGTCAGCGTGTATGACTCTAGCACCAATTCTTGGGATCTTTATATTACTAGTGATAGCTTTGCCACGAATACTGCTCGCGCAAACGGCATTGCCGTCGACAGTAAAGTCGCAGCGAACGAGTCTCCCTTAGGAACTCTTCCCTATTGGGCGTATACCAACCAGGCCAACCACTTTTATTACACGGCTTTTACTGATGCGACCCCAGCCGTTGAAGAAACTGCGCCTGATCAAATTACGGCTAATGGCGCGCTCTATATAAACGGCCCGACTGCAACGGACCTACATTGGTTTTACGGCTGCGGGAGTGGCGCAATCGGCCACAATAGACCGGGGATAGCTGCCAGCCTCGACGACGTTACGTTTGCAAACGCGATTAGGAAGTTTGCCCACTCAGAGCTGCACGAAAGAACAGTCTGCGTGGGCGACTCTGCAACCATCGGGTACCTCCCCGACGCGAGCGTCGAAACGGCCGACGCATGGACATCGGTCCCAAGCGGCTTTTCGCCTACTACTGATATACTGTGCGTTGAGTTTAATGAAACAGACGGAGTGTTCGTCGCCTGCGCGGCTAACGGCCAGATCTGCCGGTCCAGCAACGGCATAACCTAATGACTACCGCTACCCTACAAATACAGAACCGCGTTGACACGGCCGCTCTTTGGTCGACGAGCAACCCCGTTCTGTTGTCCGCAGAGATTGGATATGAGTCCGATACCGGGCTGATGAAGATCGGCGACGGCGTTACGGCGTGGAACTCGTTGGCGTACTGGGGCACGTTTGATTCTGTACAGGTTAATAACGCGCTTGCGGTCGACGGAACGCTGACCATAGACTCGGCCGGTACGCAACCGGTCGCGACCCACACAGACCTATTGTTCGGCGGCAGCGCAAACATCGCGGCGAACGGGGGTTTGAACTTCTACATCGACGCCGATAACGACCAAACGGCTCAAGAGTTTACCTGGCGACATAACGCAGGCGCGGCAACAGGCGCGGCCCTGCTGATGACGCTGAATGATAGCGGCAACCTTTCAGTAACCGGCGCAGTTACAGGCTCAAACCTCAACGTCTCTAACTGGGACACAGCGTTTGGGTGGGGCGATCACGCCGGTCTATATGCAGCTGCTTCTCATACGCACCTGCTTGCAGCAGGCGCAACTGATGTGACGGCTACGGCAGCGGAAGTAAATCTGCTAGACTTGGCCGCGCTAACCGTTAACGATGTGCTGGTTGCATCCAGCGCTTCTACTGCTGCTTGGCGACAACTCGTCGAGGCAGACATATCTGACTTCGGCAGTTATGCAGATGCTTCTCATACGCACTTACTTGCGGCGGGGGCAACTGATGTGACGGCTACGGCAGCGGAGCTGAACTTGCTCGACCTGGCGGGCTTGACTGCAGGGTGGGTATTGTCCGCCGACACAGCTACGACTGCCAGCTGGAAAGCCCCGACAGCGGGCGTATCGGCCCTTGCCGATCTGACCGATGTAGTTAGCGCCACAAACACTGACAAGTTTGCCCTTATGGCAAACGGCACGACTGGGTACGTAGGCAGAGCACTAGTTGAGGCAGACATATCTGACTTCGGCAGCTATGCAGCTGCTTCCCATACGCACCTGCTCGCGGCGGGGGCAACCGATGTGACAGCTACGGCGGCAGAATTGAATCTGCTAGACTTGGCCGGTTTGACCGCAGGCTGGGTGTTGTCCGCTGACACAGCCACTACTGCGAGCTGGAAAGCGCCAACAGGCGGTGGCGCATCAGCTCTTGCTGATTTGACCGACGTAGTCAGCGCCACAAACACCAACAGGTTTGCCCTTATGGCAAATGGCACGACTGGGTACGTAGGCAGGGCACTAGTTGAGGCCGACATCAGTGACCTCGGCAGCTATCTCCCACTTGGCGGTGGAACGGCAACCGGCAGGATCATAATTAATAATACGGAAGACGTTGCCGTAGGCTCGTTATCCGGGCCACTGATTATAGGCGGCGACGGCACGGCTGCCCACATTGCCATTGACAACAACGAGATCATGGCGAAAGCTACAGCATCTACTGCGGCCACGCTGAACCTCAACGTTGAAGGCGGGTTAGTTAATATTGGATCAGGCGGCCTTACGGTGGCCGGGAACACAAATGTAACCGGCGGTAACCTTTCAATTCCCACCGCTCTCAGACTGTACTTGGATGGCGGCGGCGACACGTATTTTATTGAATCAACGAGCAACACCGTGAGGCTTTTCACCGGTGGCGTACAAAGGCTGCAGGTCAGCACTACGTTCGCGATCAATACCGCAGCCTCCGTGAACGGGGCTCTTTCAATCCCGGCAGCTAGTAGGCTATATTTAGACGGCGGGTCTAATACGTATATCCAAGAAGTCACCGCAGATGTACTGGGCCTCTTTGCTGCTAACGCTTCTCCGTTTCAAGTTACGTCAACTACAGCGGAGTTTACAAAAGGAGTATCTGAACAGACACAGAGCTTTAGTACTTCGGGTACGCAAACCATGAACTTGGCGAACGCTAACTATTTCTATGTCAGCGGTGCTCTTGGAACAAACTCAATTACGTTCGCTTTTTCAAACGTGCCCGCCAGTACACGAGCTTGGTCCTGTACTTTGGAGTTGATTGACGCTGATGGCGCAACAATTACTTGGCCTACCGTTACCTGGGTTGGCGGTGCAGCACCTACGCTTAGTGCAAACAGAGACTTCATTGTTTTCTTTGGCCGCACGGGCACAACTACGATTTACGCACAGCACGTCGGGAGCACGTAATGCGCGGGCGTACGGCAGGGCGGTTGCTTGTCGCATCTGGAAAAGTTTCACGACTGACGATCAGCGGCGGTACAAGCGTTGTGCTTACCAGCGTAACCGCCTTTACCAGCTTAGACAAGACTAAAAAAATAGTCGTCACGCTGACTGGCGCGTTTGGATCAAGTGCATCAGCCACACCAGCGTTTGATTGCGGCAACCTGTCGACCTGGAAAGACGTCGACATCATTATCGACTCTGGGTGCACAATATACGCTAGGGGCGGTAACGGCGGTAGTGCTTCAGGCGGTAGCGGCGCACAAGGTGGGATCGGCCTGCAAGTTAACTCCAGCAATAGCTCCAGCGTCCTGTCAATAATAAACAACGGCACCATCGCTGGCGGCGGAGGCGGCGGCGGCGCAGGCAGCCAGTCATCGGCCGCTGGGTATAACGGCCTCTCTAAATCCTGTAACTTTCTCGGAAACAGCATAGCTGGCGGCGGAGGCGGCGGAGGCGGCCGTGGGCGAAACAACTCTGCGGGTGGCTCAGGCAGCTCAAACGTTTTGACGGCTTGTAGCGCTATACAGACTGCGGGCTCTGGTGGCGCGGGCACTACAACTGCTGCTGGCGGCGGCGGCATAAGGGGCGAAGTATTTTACAGACCCGCAACTTGCCCGCCTTGTTCCTCCAACTCTCTTTTGGGTTGGGCAGGCGCGAGCGGCGGTTCGTGGTCAACCGCTGGTACCAACGCCACTGTAGGCGGTAGTGGAGGTGGTGCTGGCACTTCTGTCGCAAATCAGGCATCATGTGCGTGGACAGACAACGGAACGCTTCTTTGATAGTACTACCACACGACCGCCGCCCGACAGACCCACGCATCAATGTAGTGGCGTTCTGGCCATATCCGGAAACGACGCCAGCGAACAAACAGGCTTTTGCTTTAGACTATAACGCGCTGTCCGTCGTTTACGGGGTGGGCGTACAAATGGTCGACTTCCCGAGCGAAGAGCTGTTTTTCAACTCGTCGCCCCTAATCGCGGTCGAAGAATGGACTAATAACCCGACTGCGGTTGCGCTCAAAGATTTCGAGCACCCGATAAACGCTACATATATTATCGGCAACTCTCAGTATCGCTGGCCTAGCGGGCACTACGACGTCGCGCATAAGGTTTATTTTCGAACGCCGAATCTTGTTCCCCTTTACGGGCACCAAGCAGCGGCAATAATTTTACAAGACAGGTGTGAAAAAAATGCAGGTATATAATAACTTTCGGGTCCTTAACTACGACAAAGACATTGGGCACATGGAAACCGCGTGGTACAACGACCAGCTTCCTTTTGCTGGGCAGACCATACTACGTACTAACCTCAGGGTACCGCCCGAGTTCGAATCCGAGCTCTGGACGCGCGACCAACTTCGTCTTTATTGGCTTTCTACCGGCGCGGTCAACGACGTCCCCGCTATCCCACAGTGGGCGATAGATGAGGCCGAGGACACATACAGCGCATACGAATTCAAAGTCCGGATACGCACCCGCTAAATGCTCAGTGACGCAGAGGTCGACGACCTGTTCGCCGGTACCACATTCGGCATCGAGTTCGATTGCGGTGAGTTCGACCGGCACGCACCGCTACCCGAAGGCCACACGTGGTGCACGGACGAGGTCGCGTCACACTCTTCGGCTGGGGTCGGCGCTGATCCATCGCTTCGATACAACATGTTCGGCGGCGAAGTCCAAACTGCGCCAGCAAACTCGGAAGAGCAGCTTTTCCAGTTTATAGACGACATCCTGAGGGCAACACTTCCGCACGACAAGCTTCGTTTTTCTTCCACCATACACGTGCACGTGAGGATACCTAAGCTCCTTGAGCGCCCCGATTTGTTACGCCATCTTGTGCGGTGGTCCACGGAGTGGACTCCAGAACTTTCTAGCCACTGGTTTCGCTGGGAGGATACGGATTACAGCCACCTCCCGGAAGAAGCGCGTTGGTACTACAAGTGGTCCGAGGAGTGTAACCGCCGCGTCAAGACGGAAGTGTACGACAGCGCCGCTCTTGCACGCATGGACGCAGCACCTAGCACTCCGCGCGAAATAGCATGCGCTTTGCACGACAACCCGCGCGACTGGAAAAACGAGTGGACGTTTGACCTGAACAACAAAAACCGCGTCCACAGACCGGCGATAAACTTTGGGCATCTTGCCTTGAATGAGACAATCGAGTTCCGGTGTTTCCAAGCTACCACCGACAGAGAGTGCCTGCGCAATATCATCGCGACTCCCCTCCGCGTGCTACGCGCTGCGTTAACCGGTGACCCCGATCCTGCGCGCGTAGTGCGAGGTGTCAGGTTCCAGGACAATTTTACGTTGATATGGGGCGACGATACGGATAGCAAAATGATCGCTGCTGGCAAAACGAGTCTATACTTTAACACGCACGACGACTATCGGAACCGCATAGCGATAATGCTTATACAGAAACAGATCACTATCGCCGACCTTAACTACCCCAAATACTGGATCGACAAAGGCTTTGAGTAGGTTCGACCTGTCTTATTCCCGCAAAGAGCACTGCCGGGATTTTATAGCCGCGTTTCCCGACGCGCCAACCGGAACGTTTGTAACGAATAAGAACAGTATATGGATGGTAGCCAGGATCGACGGTTTTGTCGTGGGCGTTTGCTGCGCAGAGATCAAAGGCAAAGACACGTGGGAGTACCGCTCCGCGTACATACACCCTTTGTTCCGAGAGCAGGGGATATATGAAGCGTTGTCCTCATATCGAAAAAACTACGTGGATAATTTCCATGTGAAAATAGGGAGCGAAGTTATGCAGTACCCTGAGACATGGCGCAAAGACGGCTTGTTCCCACCGCAGGATATACCGAACAACTCAATAGTGGGGTTCTGGCCTATACCAGAAACGACTGATATGAACTTTACTGTGATGGAACAGCATTATCGGGCGCTTGCTTGTACTTACGGCATGGACCTGCAGATGGTTGAGAAGCCCAGCCAAATTATCATTACTGACCACAGGCCGTGGATTTCAATCGAGGAATACAGAGAGGAGAAGCCTGGGGTAAGGTACGACCAGTTTGAATATCCTGAGGAAGCGATCTACCTCGTTGGGAACTCAGCTTGGCGACACATGAGCGACATATTCGAAATCGACCACATTATCAATGTACCTACCCCAGGAGGGTTCGCGCACCCGTTATACGGAAACCAGGTTGCCGCTATTGTGTTTCAGCAGCGGCATCTTCAGCATCCTTTTCTTTTGCCAGAAGAAAGTTGTGGAACGTTGCCAGCTTGATCTTTAGCTGCACAGCAACTTCTGCTTGCTCGACCTTGATATCCGCGCCGTTTATCAACATAAGGACGTTTTTGATATCTTGTGACTTTAACTGCGCCTTGTCTGCTTCTGTAGTAGGTGGCGCACTTTCTTTCGCTTTCGTTTTTGCTACCATGAACGGTGTCCTAGGGTTAGTTCAGGACGAATGATACCACGGGGAAACAGCCCCGTACACCGATTTATACACTCCTTAGAGGCAGACTACGTGAAATACGATTTCTCCCAAGACCCAGACTACTTGGACATAGCGGCTGATATCATTGGCGTACCATATTTTGATGCTAATACCACGTACACAATCGCCATCTTTGACGACGATTGTGAGTTTCAGGCGGTAGTTTTGTACAATAACTGGGAAGAAAGGAACGTGTCTATGCACATAGCGTCGGTGTCGCCCAAGTGGGCAACGCTAGGTTCGCTTCGAACTGTTTTCGCGTACCCGTTCCAAGAGCTAGGCGTACACCGAGTGACGGCTGCTACGCGGGAGAACAACGCAAAAGCGCGCTCCATGCTTGCCCGCCTTGGGTATAAGCAAGAAGGCGAGCTTCGCCAATATTACGAGACCGGAGAAAGTGATATCATCTACGGTATGACCAGAGACGAATGCAGGTGGATTTGAATGGGTAAAAAAAGCGCCAAGACACCTCAAGCGTCTTCGCAAGAAGTGGCCCTGGCCGATGTCGCGAAAAAGAAATTCGAGACGTATAAGCGCCTATACCGGCCGCTTGGCAAAGAAATGCTCAAGCGCAGCTCCGCGACAGAAGGCAAAATTAAAGAAGTCCAAGGCTTGGTCAACGCCGATGTGCAGCAGGCTAGCGCGGGCAGGGATTCTGCTATTGCCGCCGCCGGTTTACGCGGCGGGCTGAAAGCCTCTGATAGCCGCGTGCTTATGTCCCGTGGCGCAAACCAGGAAGCTATTGCTACTGCGCGCGGCGCAGGTAGCGCGGCTGCCCGTCAAGGAGTTATGGCGGCTGACAGGGCGGGGAAAGAAGGGTACGTAGCGCTTGGCCACGGTATTGCCCGCCAAAGCATAGCGTCGCAAACTGGCCTCGCGCAAGACGCCACTAGTTCAGCCATCCAAGCAGCACAGTTGAAACTGAAGAAGGCCGACCAAATTGCCACCGGGCTTGGCAGCTTTTTTGGTGCGGCAGCGGGGATGTCAGAAGCAGGTTTGGGAGGTGGCGGCACGGCGGCTCGGCCACAGTTCGGCATGTACCAACTTGGCAACGCTGGCAGCGGTGCTGACGGCGGCGCTTACAGTTACGGCGGTTTTACCGGCGGCAGGAGCATGCGCTAATGGCTATCGGAAAAAACAACGAGCAGTATACAGGCTCTAGTAAACCCCGATACTGGGAGCTTAAGGGCGGCAACCACATGGCGAACTACCAAGCCCCTACGCCCGCCGAAAGCCCCGGCGACATACTTGCGAACATAACAAACGAAGACTTTGCAATCTACGAGCAGGACTTCCTGCCAGTAGAAGAACAACTGATCGCCGACGCAACTGACGCGGAATCTGGCAACAAGGCGGCGGAAGCTGCTCTGGCCGACACGCTGTCTGGGTATGACCGGCAACGCGCAGTCGGGGAACGCGGTCTCGGCCGCACAGGGGTTGCTATGACTGCGGGGCAACAAGCCAAAGTCGACCAACTATCCGGGCTAGGCCGCACGCAAGCTGGCGTAGGCTCCGCCAACTTAGCACGTCGCGGGCAAAATGCCCAAAATGACGCAACCATAACGAACCTCGTGCAAGCGGGCCAGTCCCTTCGCGGCGTAGCCCTGCAGGGGCTCGGCGCTGCGTCTTCTATGGAAACTCAGCGTAACCAAGCTGGCGAAGCGATGAAGTCGCAAGCGTTTGGCCAAACGATGTCGAATATTGGTACGGGCGCAGGCATAGGATTCGCGGCCTTCGGCCCTGTCGGCGCTGTTGCCGGTGCTGGCATCGGGCTTCTAACATCACTGTTTTAGGAACATAGAATGGCTTTCGGAGAAGGTTTTTTAGCGGGTCTACAAGTGGGGCAGCAATACCGCCACAAAGAAGAGCTGATGCGCCAGCGCAAGGAAGACCGCGATATCGAAGCTTATGGGCGCGACTTGGAAAGCCTGATGAACGACTGGCAAAACACCAAGGGCGACCGGACTGATGAAGAGTTTGTAAACTCCGAAGAGTTCGCTTCTCTGGCGAAGCGCCACCGCAACAGCAAGGTTTTGGAGAAAGCCATCCAGACAGGTTTGCCCGAAGGCAAAGTCGCTAAGCTGCGCGATATACGCAAGAGCCCCGACGGCCGCAACGTTCTTATCGTGGACACCTACGATAAGAACGGCCGACTGATAAGCAAAGGTCGCCCCGTCACCGAGGACAGATCATCCCGTGAAGACAATCCGAACGCTAAAGTTCTTCAACTTACCAACAAAGAGATGTACCAAGGTCTCGTGGGTGCTCTCCAACAGTCGCCCGACTACGTTGACCGTAGAGGTCTCGCGGATCGCTTTGAGGCAACCGTTTCTGCGGTTGATCCAGCAGGCAAAAGCGTTACGAAGAATGGTAAGACCGCGCCAATATCAGACGACAATACCCCGCCCCCTAAACCGGAAGCGCCGCTCGACTCAATAACGAAGCCCACTTCTACGGTTGAGGCCACGCCCGTGCCTGAAGACCCGCAAGCTCCTGCTGAGCCTCTGCCTACACCAGCCGAGCAAGTCGCCGCGCAGAAACAACAGATCGCCGAGTTAGAGGCGCAGCACAACGCACTTCGCGCTGAGCTCGATGAACTCGAAGACGTGGACAACAAACGCAGTTCGCAAATGACTCACGAGCAGTACATCGCGCATCGTCGCGAGCTCGCGATGAAGGCCGATCAGTTGGGCCAGATTCAAGGGCAGCTCGACGAGTTGACCGGCGGCTCGATGGCGCGTAGAATGGGGGCTTCGCTCAGCGAAGTGCCAGGCGACTTTGTTCGTGGTGTAGGTGAATTTGGAGAAGCAATTGCTGATATCCCCGCCGTTAAAGGCGTTTCAAAAGTTGTCGGGGACTTCCTTAGCGGCCTCAGAACTGGCGAAGGCACGCCACCGCCTAAGGGCACGAAGCAGAGCGAACGGTTTGAGTATGGCGCTGACGCCCAGGTCTTGCCCAAGCTCAAAGACAAAAAAGGACCCCTCGACCCGAGTAACCTTAAGGATCGTTCACGAGCGCAACAAAACAAGATTGAGGATGTCGCAGGGAAAACTGCCTTAGCTGTAGCGAACAACGAAAAACTTAGCCGCAAGATGCTGAACGATTATCGGAAGGCTCTGCGGGCACAAGTGGTTTACGGGGATATTACTCCCGCGCAAGCCACGGCCAGTTACTACGCGGTGCTCGCGGCCACCAAGTCAAAGGACTCGTACAAGCTGCAGCTTGATAGCAAAAACGGCGTGGCGTTCCTCCTGAATGAGGCCGACGGCAGCGTTACCCGCAGCCAATATGCCAATCCTACGAGCGACGACAAGGGTCCAGGCAGCCAAAGCTACAGCCTCAAAGACTACAAGCAACTCGTTACAATGGGTGAGATTATAACTCGTGGTGACGAGCACAGGCTGGCCGACTTCATGGCAGTCGCCGACCAAACCCGCGACGCGCTGGGTTTGTTTAACCTTGCAGAACCTGGTACGCACTCCGTACTTTCTAAAGCTTTCGGCATGTGGGAGAGCAAAGTAAATAGTGCCGCTAATTGGAACCCCTTCCTAAGCGTCGCAGGCTCCAAGAGCAAAAACCCAAGTTTGTCGCCATTCATCGCGTCCCAAGTACTGAGCGTGCCTATGGACGACCGAGGCCAAGACATGCTGGATGATTTTGCTGGTAGCCTCGCTATTATCAACGGCGGCAACAAGCTGACTGAGGAACACTGGGCAGGCGTGATCGCGATGGCCCAAGCGTACGCTAAGCAAGGCGTAACGGGTAAAGCAGCGCTAGACGCGATAGTCCGTGAACTTTCGGGTAAATAACCGTGGCCGAAGATGGTTTCACCAAATTTCTAGCCTCCAAAGTAAGGGACGCCGATACATTTGAGGGCCCTGGCGGGGAACCCAAACGTATACTCGGCATTGATGCTCCTGAGTCGGGCACACCTGCGGGCGAAGCTGCGACAGACTTCACTAAGAAACTTTTAGCTGCAAAAGAAATTTCTGCAAAAGAGAGCGGCAAAAAAGGTTACTACGGCCGCGACCTCGTCGAAGTAAAAATTGATGACACTGACCAGCCGCTGGGCGCGCACTTAGCGCGGCTTGGCTACGCTCGGCCAGTAGGGGGAAGCGAATTTGACGACGAAATCAACCGCGCGGAAACGGCGTCCACAGCTGCCCGCGTACTTGGTGTTCAGGAGCGAGGCGTACAGAATGCTTACGACATCGACCTGTCCGGAGCGACAGCGACTGATCTCGGATCTCGGGCAGGTACGTTTGGCAAAGCGGTTGGTCGCGGCGTCGATCAAGTCCAGCAGCTAGGCTATTCTGCGCTCAACGTCGGAGCGATGGCTCTTGGGGATTTATTCGGGACCGAAGTATTAGATAGTTGGGGCGAGGAAGGCCTACGCCGCAATATGATCGAGGCCGCGATGAACCCCGCAGAGGTACAAACGTGGGACGACGTCGAAAACCTGTCGACCGGCTTCACGTACGTATTGGAAGCGCTCGGCGAGCAGCTCCCCAACATAGCTACTTTGGTCGGCACCGGTGGTGCTGGCGCGCTTGTTAAAGGCGGCGTGAGCAAGCTCGTTCAGGCCGGTATCCAGAAGAAGCTCGCCCAGCTCGCCCTCAAGCAGGGCAACAACCTCCAAGTAGCAAAGATCGTAAAAGGCGGCTCTGGCTTTACTCCCGGCATTGCGGCCGGGTCATACGTTATGGGCACCGGCGAGATCGGAAATGAATTGAGGGAGGCCGGTATCGACTCTCCCGGCACAGCTTTGCTCGGCGCGGTTCCGTTTGCCGCGCTCGACACCCTGGGCTTCCAGACGACCATTGGAAGGTTATTCAAAGGCATAGACAAGGACATCGCCACTCAGTCCGTAAAGGACATAGCACGCAGCACATTCAGGGCAGCTGGCATAGGCGCGGCTGCTGAGTCATCCACGGAGATGCTACAGGAGGTGATCACATTATCTGCTCGCGCTTTCCACGACCCGACTTTTGAGATATTCAGCGACGAGAACTTGGCAAGGATCAAAGAAGCTGGTATAAAAGCAGGTATCGTAGGTGGCGTGTTCGGTGGCGGAGCTACTGCCATCAACAAGACTGTAGGGAAGCTTACACAACCGCCAGTAGCACCGGCGGAGACCGACGCGGTGACGACCCCGTCGGAAGCTACACCGCCTCCCCCACCGCCCGGTGGGGGAGTAACAACTTTTCCCCAGCGCGACACTGACTACGGATATATACCAGATGAAGCTACAGTGCCCGCCCAAGAACTCTTCGAGGATGCCCCGCCCAATGCTGTCGTCTCCATTCGCGGCATGCTTGAGCAGGAAATTGAACCCCAGCTTGCTAAAGCTGAAACGCAAATCAATGCTTACGAAGCGTTGAGGAGTTGCTTAGCATCATGAAACTTACCCGCAGAAAGCTGGCAGAACTCAAAAACAAAGGCGTTATTAGGCAAGAAATCGACGGTTCGATAACGATGCTTAAGGATACCTCTAAAGCAGCCCCCACGCCGATGATCGACAATAAAAAGCGGTCGTGGAAAGTTCACGATTTTGAACGTGACTTTGAAGGATGGATCACCGCCGTCACGGTAACGGAAAACTAAAATGAGTACAGCCGTGACAAACGATGAAATTGCCAAGCAGTTGGAGAAGCACGACCAACACTTGACTCGCCTGACGGACACAGTCGACAGGATTGAGAAAGACATAGAGCCGATTACGCTTGTCTACATGGACATAGCTGCGGTCGGGCGCGTAGGCCGTAAGATAGGCAACTTCATTAAGTGGTTTGCCGCCGTATCACTAGCTTTTACAGGCGCGTGGGCTGCCGTTAAGGGGTTTCGACCGTGGTAAAAGTATTGTTTATAGCGCTGGCGTTGTTTGTAACTTCTGCGCATGCTGAATATAGCGTTAAATACCTCGAACACGCCATGTTTATGACGGTGACGGACGGGCAAAAACTCGGCAGGCTTATTTGTTTAGATAACAAAACAGAAGATAAGTCCGCACTCCCCGTAGGGTGGCGAATTTTAACCTGCAACAACTTGCATACGCCTTTAAATTGGGCGATTTGTTACGTAAACATAGAAAAGAAATCTTTTTTGTGTGGTAAATACACCCCCGTTGGGAACTAGGAGAAACATTTAAATGGCGCTTATTACCGATCCCGATAGCCTGAGTCAAGGTACCCTATACGCGGTAACCAACCTCGTTATCACAACTCCCGGCACCGGGGCAGACTCCACGTTTGCCGGAACGGGTCTCGGCTCGTTGCTGGCAGGTGATTTTTTCGAGATTCGGGATCACTCTGATCCGCTGGCCAACGGCTTGTGGCGAGTAGTTACCGTTAACGGCGACACCACCAGCTACGAGGTCGACAAAATTTCAAACGGCGCGGTACCGGCAACCGCTGGTTCCGAGGCAGTCAGTTGGCTCGGTGGCGACGCCACTGTCGCCGATGAAAAATCCGTGTACTTCGACACGCTGGTCGAGGAAATCTGGCTCCTAGAGCAAGGCAACCTGTCAGTAGACGGCGTGACCATGCTGGCGCTCCACTCGTTCATCAAGAAGCGCTGGAAAGACGATCAGCTGCTCATCGACTCTGGTGCCTTCCCGATGGTTGGTATCTCGTTCGCCGCTGGTCAGTGGGAATTCGGCGAAGACCCGTCGGGTAACAACTCTGACTGGACACTCAAAGTTGACGTGGCCTCCAGCGTTGACTCTCAGCGGCTGATCCGTAACGCGGGCTGGAACCAAAAGAACAACGCTGGTGTTATCATCGCGAAGTTCTTCAACGTCTCGACTCTTGGTACGTTCGAAGATACAGCCGACCAAGCGAAGTATTTCTTCGGTAATGACTACACCACCGACAACACGAACAACTTTGCGTTCACCGGCCCTGTAAACGAGCCGGTCCAATACTTCGACCTGATCGGCGACCTAGCTGGTGACACCCCGTCGTTCGCTTCCACTACCACGGTTACTCGTGCGACTGGCAGCTTCATCACCGACGGCTTCGTCGTTGGCGGTCAGATCACTGTATCTGGCTCTACCAGCAACGACGGCACTTACGCGCTGTCCGCCGTGTCCGCCACCAGCATGACCATCACTACTACGTGGACAGCTGAAGCGTGGGGCACTACTCAGATCGCCGTAGACAACGCCAACGCCGTAGCGGTGCAGCTCCGTATTCGTGACGCTGACCCCAAAGGTAAGACCTTCCAGACTTCTGGCCTGACGCAAGCTGGTGAAGACGCGATTGCGTCCAAAGTTATCAAATTCCCGCTCGCCAACGGCGCTGACCAAAAGATCGACGTCACCGACGCCAACGTTGTTACCGCCCCCTGGACTGAAGTTCGTCCTCGGTACCTCGCCACTACGTACAACCGCGATGTTGATACCCTCGGCGTACCCCGTAACTTCGGCATCGTTATCGATGCTGGCACGTACTCCCAGAGCAACGGCGCGGCGGCTACTACTTCCCGCTGGGACTCTGCGAACCTCAACCTTGGCACCGGCGAAGCACTTGCTGACTACACTGGCGGTACGCTGATCATCCACGAAGGCACGAACAAGGGCAGCTATACCATCTCCGGTACCCCGGTAGATTCGGCTGGCACCTTGCAGGTGACCGTCGTAGGTACGCCTCTGACTGTTACCGGCTCGAACGAGTCGTTCACGGTACAACGTGCGACGCCTCTTGGCGTAAGTGCACAGAACATCTTTGAGCGCATCCAGTATTTGCTGCGCCAAGGCACCGACATCAACGACAGCGCGGACGGCGCAGTTGTCGGCCAGATGACTGGCGAACTGGCGGCTTACGTTGGTGACAACATCACTTTTGGCGGTTTCGAGTCAGTCAACCCGAATGGTGGTGGCGCAGGCGTTATTGTCGAGGGCTTCGATGCCAATGACACCAACAACATGTTCTTCGTCGACAACCTCGGCGTTGCAACCGGTACCCGCAACTTCCCGTTCGTCGCCGCAGGCACACTTAACTTTAACTCTAACCTGACGGGCGATACTGACCCGGAATACTGGCTGTATTACCAGTATACTCAGCGCGTTACTAACGCGACCATCGATTGTATTGGCAACTCCGGTAGCACGTACGACCTTGAGTCCGACGCTGCGGTTCTCCCTGTGTTTGGGGTCAACGACTATGTGCGCATCTCTGGGTTCGCGCAAGCGGCGAACAACGGCTTGTTCCGCGTCACCGTGGTCAACGTCTCCCAGTCTGACTACACGGTTGTCCGCGTTGACGGCGAGCCGGTCGGCACTACTGAGTCCAACCAGACCGTTAGCGTTGACAAGAACCCCTACAACTCGCCCGACGCGATTATCGTTAATGACAACAGCGGCTCGCCGATTACTGGCGCTATTGGCGCGGCTTCTATTGCTTTTGACTACGATTACGATAATAATGCACAAGGCGGAAGAGCGACTGAGACAGCCGTGTGCGTGCTAAAAGCTAGCGGCCTGGAGCTCGGCCAGTACGTCGAGGTTTTAAACCAGCAAATCACTCGCAACACCGGTTTGTCATTCACAGCTACCTCGCCGTTGGAACGTAACTTTACTCCGTAATGAGGTACTATGATCGACATCATTGTGAAAACTCCGGAGGGTTACACTCTCCGGAATCCCATCTGGAAGGTCCGTTCCGACAGTGACTTTGCGTTCGTTGATCTTCTTCGTGAGGTCTGCCAAAAGATAGAGGTAGACCCCCGCGAGTTCAAGGTGCAGCTCGATGGTGCCGACATGCAGAATGGGGCACTTTGTCTTAACTTTCTTGACCAAGGCGATACCGTGGAGCTGGTAGAGCGGTAATGGCTGCTGCAACTTATACATCTGATCTAACAGACATCACCCTGTTCGAAAGCACTACAGGCGTCTCCAACTATGGTGGTGGCGGCGGCGCGGCTGCGGCGGGCATTGACTATGCTATAGAAGGCACGAACTGTGTCGATAAGCAGGTCAACGCGACAGAGCGCGGGTTCCTGTTCCAAGCGGGGGCCAGCTTCACGATAGGAGCAGACGACCACTTCTACGAGTGGGTGTGTGTCGGAACCTATGGCCTTGCGGCTACTCGTAACAACCGTGGCATCTGCGTGGCTATTGGCGACGACGTCAGCAACTTCGTGCAGTTCCACGTCAACGGGGTTGACACGCTCCCGCTCGGCGGTATGATCCCCTACGCTGTCAGGTTCAACAACACTTCGGCGACTAACCTTCGCACGCTTGTCGGCTCTCCTGGTACCTCTCCGGACAGCATTGGTTGTACGGCTAATATAACGGGCTCAGCAAAATTCGCTAACTTGGCCGCTGATGCTTGCCGCATAGGAACTGGATACGACATACTAAACGGTACTGGCGCAGACCCCGAGGCGGACTTCGCTGGGATAGCTGCGGATGACCTCTCGACTAGAGAAGGCGTGTTGGTCGCGGTCGGCGGCGGCTATAACCTACAGGGCAAACTGCGGATAGGTAGCGCGACCACCGCCTGTGAATTCCTGGATAGCAACACCAACATCAACATAGTTGATACCATACACTCTCTGACGGACTTCACGGAAATACTGGTGGAGAACGCGTCGAGTATTCTCACCCTTACCAACATCAACTTCCAAGCACTGGGAACAAATAACCCCGGCCGCATCGAGATGATTACGGCCACCGCCACCGCTACTCTCACAAACGTGGGTTTCATCGGCTTCGGCGTTTCTGTTTTTGGTTCAGGCACTACTGCTGCGAACTGTCGCTGGATCGGAGCAAACCAGGTAACGGTGGGCAACGGCACCTACACTGGTTGTGCTTTTGATTCAAGCATAGCGGCCTCAGCCGTACTCGCAGCAAGCCCCGCCGAAGCCGCTAAGATATCTGGAAGTACTTTCACCAGTGCTGGCACAGGCAACGGCTTGGAGATTACCGGTACTGCTGCTGACTTCACTCTCACAGATGTGGACTTCAGCGGGTACTCCACCACTGTCGACGCTAACAAGGCGATCTACGTGAACATAGCTTCTGGTACCGTAAACATCACTATCAGCGGAGGCAGCGGCGTCACCGCCGCCTCGCATGTAAGGACCGCTGGCGCTACTATAGTGGTCAACTCAGACGTGACCGTCACGTTTACAAACATGAAAGATAATACAGAAGTAAGGATATACACAGCTGGCACGAAAACGGAGTTGGCGGGCATAGAGAACGCCACGGCGGGTACCGCCAACGCGCGCACTTTTGCTGCCGCTATACCGGGCGGAACAAACGTGGATTACACGATGGTTAACGAGCAATACGAGATCGTGCGAGTAGAGTCCTTCACGTGGCCTACTGCCGACCAAAGTATCCTTATTAGTCAACGCTTCGACCGCAACTTTGTACCTTAAGGGGCCTGACGATGGCAGTCACTTTCGATGGCCCTAACTTAATAATCACGCTTGAAACAGGCGTAACCTCTCTCGACTGGGGCGACGTCTACTCGGATTGGAAGCGGTGGGTTAACGATGGCGGTGGCGACCCATACGCTCCCGCGTTTCGCGTAGTAGGCGGCGACCCTTTGTCGGCGGTAATCAACGCCGGTACTTACTACTTCCTACGTAACGACCTCGGCTGGCGCATCAAACCGCCTGAGGAAGACATCACTGTCTTTGTGACAGGTAACCTTGCACTTCAAGACTTGAACGTGCCATCGATCCTGCCAACAACCGGCGCGTTTACTGCTGCGGTACTCGGCCTCCAGCCTGTAACGCAGGGCGTTATACCAGAGATGCGCGACAACCTGCGTTTTGCGATTTATCAGAACGCAGTGTGGGTTGACCAAAGCAGCCCGTACTCCGGAACGGCGTTCCCCGTTGGCTCGCCGAGAGCCCGTGTTAACAACGTCGCTGATGCCAAACTTATTGCTGCTGCTAACGGGTTTACTACACTCGACTTCCTAGGCACATACAACTTCTCTGGTAGCGACAACGTCGACGACTTCACGCTGAGAGGCGAGGGTGGGGGAGCCTCTACGCTGGTTTTTTCAGCTGGGGATTCGACGGACGGGGCCCGTTTTTACGATGCCGAGCTCCAAGGGGATATGTCCGGGGCAATCGAAGCGACGAACTGCCACGTTGCAGGGGTATCTGATGTTGGCGGGAGCGTGCATGAAACGGAGTTTAAGGGGTGCCTTCTCGGGCCCGGCTCATCTGTCGCCCTTTCCGCAGCGGCGACCGAAGACGTCCACTTCCGTCGTTGCGACAGCGGTTCGCCGGGAGACACCGCGGTTATTTATGACTGGAACGGGGCGGCTGCGGGCGGCACCTTCCGTAACTACGGTGGCGGAATCAGGCTGGAAAACCTGACTAATGCTAATGAAATTTCAATCGACGGCGACTGCCACGTAACAATCGCGGCGAGCTGCACCAGTTGTAACATAGCAATACGGGGGGACGTGAAGGTTACGAACCTTGCTAGCGCGAATCCAGGTGTGGTGGTGATCGACCAAGCGATGTACACCAGGATGTTCGAAGTGTGGCAGCGCCTTGGCCTTGACCCGAATAACCCCCTCACTAACCAGAACGACGGCGGGTACACTGTTGGCGACATAGACGTCAACGCGACTGCCGTCGGCGACGACATTATACAGACAAGACAATGAGCGCTCTCAGCCTCGCGTCTTTAGGTGTAATATGTAACGCAAGATCGTTTTCTATGGCGAGCTTGGGCGTGTTCTGCCTCGCTGATGAAGCGGCAGTTGTTGTGCCGATACTTAGCGCGGGCGGGGCAGGCTACACACACGAGATAGATGAAAGGGACGTTTTGGATATTGTATCACTTTTAATTGCATCAGGAGTACTTGACGATGGCAAGCCTTAAGTCTTGTTTAGCAAAGGTCAAGAAAGCTGGCTATGACACCAGCGCGTTGCCCCTGCGCGAGTTAGAGGCGTCGAGCGACCCTGTATACGTCATAGAGTCTGAGCTCAAAGCACTGCGCACTTCGCACGCAGAACTTTTCACTACGCGCGAACGACTGATGGAACAGCTGCGTCAGTTCTCTCCCGAGATGAACGAAGCTATTCAGGAGCACATCGATGAAGAAATCGCGATTAACGCGCCGAGGCCCGCCGATCCCTCCGTTGGGCCCGAAGCTCCATCAGCTGGACTTCGCAGCGGGCTGGCCGCAACGGCTCCTTCTGGCCTCCCTACACAGCGCCAGAAGCAGGCTCCTAAGCCCCTCAAAAACCTTGAAGCAGCCGCTGAGAAAAAGAAAGCCACGGTTGGAGAAGAAGAGGCGGCTAAAGTTAGCAAAGTTATGGCGGTCCTACGTAGAGCTCAGCGGGATGGCAAGGAGTACCACGAACTAAGTGCTTCGTACGCAGTGCGAAAGGCTACGGCTGCGGGCAAGATGAAAGAGATTCGGGCTATGTTTCCCGAAGAGACCTCGAACATTGCGGCTATGAAGAAATTTCAGCAGGTCGCTAAAAACCAAGTATCTACGGAGTCAAAAGATGAGGCACCAGTATTTAACAAGCGCCAGCAGAAACAGCTCGGTGCATACAACGAAGAGCTTATCGCACAAAGAAGCGATGAAGTGGCACCTCGTGGAGAAAAGCCGTCGAGCGATACTTCGCAGCTTGAGGGGGTCACCGAGCAGGAGCCAAAGGCAGTCGAGGTTAAAATCGAGCCTTACGTTACTCAGAAAGGCAGCCGTGCAGAGCTGCCTGGTGTCGTGGGCCTTGCCCGACGCATCAAAAACCTCATCCCCGGAGCAACAATGTTCCGAGAGAGCGCAGGCGGAGGGCTAAGTACCTATGTTATCAAAGTCGATAATGCGGAGCAGGGCGCTTACGACGGGACACCGCAAGAACTTGCCTCGGCGTTGCTCAAAGTCTTCGAGGACGGCCGTAGGCTTAATCCAAATAAGCCTGAGAACAAGGGTAAGATCCTTGTACTGTATGACAAAAGCGGAGAAAAAGTACCTGTTGGGACTATAAGCGTCACGAAACTAGGTGCGGTCGTTGACCAGACGACGAACGACGCCAACATGGCCCCCATCGAGAGGTCAGGTAAACAGTTCAATGCGGGGCTTGCGTACCTGATGGCCGAGGGTGGGCTGACTCTACAGAAGACGGAGCCGAAAGTACCCAGCCCGCTCGACAACAAGTTCGTGAAAAAAGCGTGGGGTAAAATCCACCCGTGGGTCCGTAAGGTTATCGGCAGTCCTGCTTATATGTCGCCGGGTGAGATCGAGACGGCGATAAAAGATCACGGCCTCGTGCCCCTGGGTTTGGCGCGTTTCACCACGAACCAAATACTGCTTAATGCGGAGAGGATGAAGGCCGCTACGGAGCAGAAGCAAGAGGTAGTCATTTACCACGAAGCTGGACATATCGCGGACGGCGAGCTAAGCTATCGCCCACAGCAAGAGTGGTTGACCAACGATATGTTGGTGCGGTACTACAACGCCGGGAGAAACCCGAAAGACCCGTTGTTCGGGTTGTTTGAAATGATATTCTCGGACAAGAGCAAGTACCCCGAGACCGCGTGGCGTAAAGAGGTTATAGCCCAGCTTCACGTGGGTTATCATCTTATCCCTAATCAACTGAAAGCGTCCAGCCCTGAGGGCTACGCGCTGGTGGAGAGAATCAATGACGAGCTACAGCTCAAATCAGAATTTATCGAAAGGGCAGAAGCGGAGCGCCGCGAAACAAGTGTTCCTGGAGGACGTCGAAGTGCTGGGCAAAGCGAAGGCGTTGCGGTATCGCAAGAAAAAGCAAAAGGAAGCACAGGCGCTCTTAGCAATGAAGCGGTAATAGACACCCGTGGAACGACAGTTGCTCAAGCCTCGCAGTACATCTCAACGCGGACGAAAGCCACTTCGGACTTTGACCCGACGGACATTGAGGAAGTTGCAAGCGAGCAAGAAGGCGAGGCCGACGTTAGGCAGTTCGAAACCGACGAGGCGCAGATTGCGCGCTCGACAGGCCGCGCTACGACTTCTCCGGAACTCGTTGGAGCGTCCATTCAACCGAAATCTCGGAACCCCTCAAATGAGGAAGCGAAGCGTATATTCGATACGACAACCCAGCGTAAGGCATTCGGGAAGATTCCGAGCGCCTTTATTGCTGTTACCAATAAACTATTCAGTCAGCTGGGTATCAAGACTAAAGTTCTCGTGGTTGATCAAGCCGGTGCCAAACAGCTCCTCGCGGAAACTGGCTTGCCCTCGCAGTGGAAGACGAACCTTGAGCAGGTTCTAGCTGACCAGCCTGTAGGGCGGCTCATGCTCTCCGATAGCAGCAACGCCAACGAGCGTTTTGCCGTCATATACATCGACACCACGAAGTCAGACGCCAAACAGCAGCGTGCGCTACTGCACGAGCTCGGTCACGTGGTGCAGCTGGCGAAGTTGGATCAAGCGTCGCCTGAAATTCAGAAGGCGCTACGGGACGCACACGAGCTCTCACGGTCACATCAGGAATTTGAGGAGTGGTTCGCTGACCAGCTGCTGCATTGGGCGAACTCGAAAAGTGTACCAAAATCGGTACTAGACAGGTTTTTCAAAGACCTGGCGCGTGTTTTGCGTCGGATTTACGCTAAATTCCGGGGGGCACACCCGACTTATGAGCAATATATGGATAGCCTTGTTGCTGCACAGCAACTCAAAGGCGGCATGCAGAAGCCCGCGTCCGGGAAATTCCGCAGGGATTGGATTGAGGACATGGCTAATAGCGTGGATTCGCCGTTTCTTGCGCGGCAAGAGCGCTCTTTTTACAACTTCGGCGGCGAACCGGCCTCAAGCAGCGCTGGGATATCCCGTAAAGGTCAGAAAATTCTCGACTGGGGTAAAGAAAAGGCCGTAGGAACCCGAGAAGCGATAGGGGAAATTCTAAAGCCCGCGCACCAAATCGTCACGCAAACCTCGGACGCGTATTTGCGCGCGAACGGCTTGGCTTGGCTGGCCGATCACTTCCACAAACGCGCTGACGTACGCACTTCTCGCGTAGGCCCGACAATAGAAACGGAAATCCGCGTAGAGCTGGGCACATTCGAGCCTGATATGGACAAAGTTATGGCGAAAATGCCGAAAGGCTCGCGGTTTGGTATGTACGTGGACCGAAATACCCCGGAATACGCGCGGGCAATCGAGGACTTACTCGGCCAGGTTGACAACCCCAACCCGCTGGCCAAAGAAATGCGCTCATATTTTGAAAAAATGGAGGCTTGGCTGAAGAAAAACGGGGTGGAGTTCAACAAACGGAAGAACTACTTTCCAATAATGCTGGATAAACATCTGTGGATGGCGAACCACGACAAGGTTGTGGCTATCGCTATGGACAAGCTCGGAAAAACCCGCGAGCAGGCGGAGAACCTGTATATTTCCGTGGCTAGTGACCCGCAAACTTTGTTCGATATGACGGCGGATTACGACCCGAAGACTACCGCGACGTTTGGTCACGCGAAATCCAGAGAGTTTGGGCCCAAAGAGCACAAGGCTTTCGCTGAGTTTATTGATACGGACCTCGTCTCGGTTATGAAAAACTACACGCATGCGGCGGTAAAACACGTTGTTGTGCAGCGCCACTTTGGAAGAATCGGGACTAAGGCGGGGCAGAGCGATCCGCTCATTCACCTGAAAGAGTTGCTTACGCGCGCGTTACTTAACAACGAAATCACTCCCGAGGTGTATGACCGCGTGTGGAATACAATTATTCCCGGTATGTTTGGGCAGTTGGGGGCAAATATGAACCCAACCCTTCGCAAAATGCAGTCAGGTCTGGTATTCTTCCAGAATGTCAGACTCCTTGGAACAGCCGTCTTGTCTTCGCTCGTCGATCCCGTACACGTTCTGTACCGATCTGGCACGCTTCGGGGGCAGTGGACGGCTCTTCGTAAGGCCGTGGGAGACCTTAACGATAGGGAAGCGCAACTGTTCTACCGGACAATTGGCATCATACGGGATGATCTCACGGAGGCAATTGTCAATGACCCTACGCATACACAATTTTACTCGCCCGGTATTAGGCGGCTGAATGAAACCTTTTTTCGACTGAACGGGATGCACGCGCTGACTAACCTCAGCCGTATGTACTCGTTCAGCGTTGGCAAGCAGTACATCCTAGAGATGGCCAAAACGAACAACACCGCGCGGCTTACCGAAATGGGACTTACCCGACAAGAAGTACTCAACTGGGACAAGCGGGGCCAAACGCTCAGCCTCGACAATGTTGAAGACGCGAATGTGCTGTATGCGCTGCATCAGTTTGTAGACGAGTCAATCCTCCGCCCGAGCGCAGCGATGCGACCGGCGTGGATGTCCGATCAGCGATGGTTGCTCGTTGCAAACCTCAAATCATTTATCTTCACGTACCACGAGACGATCCTACGTCGTATTTGGAGCCAAGTGCGGACCGGTGAGCTGAAAGACCCGGCTGTGTTGCTTCCGTTCATAGGATTCGCGGCCATAGCCCTGTCTGTCTCGATGTTCGGCTATGAGACGCGTCGGCAGATCATGAACGCTGGGGATGTCCCTGCGTACGCGAGGGCAGACGCGTGGGACTATCTGTGGGAAGGCTTCCAGCGCACCGGCGCACTTGGCACGATGCAGTTCCTGGTTGACTCGATTGAGGCCGAGAACCGTGGTAAGATGGCGCTTATGTCCATGCTAGGCCCGACAGCGTCGCAGTTCGAAATGCTCATGACCAAAGACCTCAGCTATTCGTTGCCGCGATCCTTGCCGATATTCGCCCAGTCGCCTGCCCTCCGTGAATGGATCAGGTAGTACTCTGTACTAAGTGCGGCGTGCCGTTGGTCCCAGGCGAGAACTGGGCTCCTAGCAGGATTACAAGAAACCACAAAATTTGCGCCTCGTGCAGTTATAAAAACAATTTATTCAACCGCGAGGCTCGGTTTACATTAGACCCCGTGAAAGAGCGCTGTATTTTTATGCGGCGAAACGCTCGGGCCAGCGCTGGCAAACGAAAGCTAGCGTTCAACATATCTGTGCAACATCTTATGGACATAGCGCCGCAAATATGCCCTGTTTTCGGGGAGCCTTTAGAGTACGGTAACGACAAGGGGAACCCGCACGTCGCGTCTTTGGATCGGATCGTGCCCGAGCTGGGGTATGTAAAAGGAAACGTCCAGATAATTTCCTTTTTGGCGAACAGAATGAAGTCGGACGCTTCTCAGGAACAACTTGAGAAGTTCGCCGACTGGGTCAAAAAGCCCCCCGTTACACGCCTTAAAATGACAGATTCAGGGAAGTAACCGGACAGGGACGTCACTTTCATACTGAGAGCTATCTATGACACAGAAACTATCTGAACACTTCTCGCGGGAAGAATTCGCTTGTAAATGCGGTTGCGGCTTCGACGTGGTCGACGCCCAGCTTTTGGAGATGCTCGAAGACATCCGCACGCGGTTCAATAAACCCGTGAAAATAAACAGCGCGGCCCGCTGCCCAACCCACAACAAAGCGGTTGGCGGGGGCGAGCGCAGCCAGCATTTACTCGGCAAGGCCGCTGATATTGTCATCGAGGGTGAGCAGCCCGGTTACGTAGGCAGCTACGTCGAGGCAAAGAAGCCGACTTCCTTCGGCATCGGGGTCTACGAAACTTTTACCCACGTTGATTCGCGGTCTGAGAGGGCCAGATGGCGGGGGTAAATTGGCGTAGTACCAAGTTTTTACAGACAACGTTCGTGCTGGTGGCGGCAACGTGGTTGATGGCGCTTTTGAAGATCGACGCGACCACGTACATGCTGCTCACCGGTGCCGCGCTAGGGAATTATGCGCATTTCGACGTTAAACAAAAGGGACTTTCTCATGTGGGGACTAGTAACAGGACTGATTAGCAAAGTTGTTGGTGGTTACCAGGAACGCAAAGCTAAGGAAGCTGACGCGAAACAAGCGTGGGAAACCGCGATGGGGCGCAGCATGGAGCACAGCTGGAAGGACGAGTACGTGACAATTGTCATTACGTTCCCTCTCTGGCAGATTTTTATCGGAAACCTGGTGTATGCCTTTTCCGAACACGGGGACGAACGGTTGCTCTTGGCTAACCAAAAGTCTCTGGAAGACATAGGTGCGCTCATGGGGACTCCCTACGGCGATGTAATGATGATCGTTGTGCTTGCTGCTGTAGGCATAAAAGGACTGAAAGCTCTAAGATGATAAACGAAAAAGACAAAGACCTGGCGAAGCTGCGCGATGAACTCGTGGAAAGCTACCGGAGCGAACGCAAGGACAAAGCGGTGAAGGCTGCCATCCAGAAGCGCATCGACGCTCGTTCTGGGGCAGCCCCACTACATAAAGTTGCGGGAGAAGCGGGGAAGGAGTTTGACAAGAAGAAAAAGAAGAAAAAGAATGTGGGGGATAAGATTAATGAGAGTAGAGAGGGCTTGGGTGCGGTGATGACGGAGTTGCGGAGGCAGAACGGTGGCTGAAGATGTGAAAAAGTTGCGTGATGTTTTGATCCAAAGCTATCGTAATAAGGCTAAGGATAAAATCGTCAAGAAGGCAATTGCTAAGCGGGTTGCGGATAAGAAGTCGCAAAAAGAAGGCATGAAGCTGGATAAAGTGCGGGAGCATAATTTGAAGCAGCCGTTGTATACGGAAGCTGAGGGCGCACTAAAAAGCGCAAAAGAAAAGAGTGGTGCTGACGATAGGGTGAACGATGCGCGGAAGAAAGCTGAGGAGAAGCCGGTCAAAAAGAAAGAGAAGAAAAATGTTTTCGGCTTGGGGCAGGCGATGTCGAATATTCGGAAGGTTAAGAACGCTCCTGGAAAACAATGATCCCGTCAGTGAAAGTAGCTGGCCATCGGTATAAGATTAGGTTAGTGGGCGGGGAGCATACGCCGAATCATGGGCAGTGTGATACGGGTGCTTTGCTGATTAGTCTAACGAGGGGGGAAGCGAGTCGGATGCGCGAGACGTTGATTCATGAGATAGGCCACGCGATCTATTATGAATATGACGTTGAGTCGTGTGCTGATGAGGAATGTCGGGTTAGCAGGCTTAGTACGGGGTGGCATCAAGTTCTAGTTGATAATCCTAAGTTGATTTTGCATATTATTGACCCGAAGACGCTTGTGAAGGTTGTGACCGCGTTCGTACGTGAATGAACGGCACCTACGCCCCTGCGAGTTTAATTCCAGGAGCGTAGAGGCCGTATTTCGACATTAAAATCTTCTTATAAATCAATCACCTACGTAATTTGGTCCTCCGGGGACCAAACCGTATCTGTGGGCTAAAAGGTGTAATCTTGGGTCTTTTAGGTAGATTCCACCTGCATAAAGGTAAGAAAGTTTCTCATCGTCAGGACTTTTGATTGTTACGAGGCCGAGTTTGATCATGTTGAGGGCGGTGTGGATGTTGTGACGTTTGGAAGCAAGTTCTGTATATGTGATTTGCTCTCCTTTTATTATGGTTCTTTGTTTAGCGATGGCTTTGTTTTTTTCTCGCTGCCCTTTGTCTAGCGCCCAGAAAATAACTAGGGCTAGTATTACGAGTACTAGCCAATTCATTTATTTAAATACCAGGTCGTGTTTTTCTTGGAGCTGCATAACAGCTTCTGCTGGGGTGTATTTTTCTTCGGGGTATTCTTCACAGAATTGTTTTTCGCTGGTGGGGAGGGCTTCCTCGAAATTACTTTCGAACAGGTTTTTCGCTCGGTCGTAGTGGGAAGGGCGTTTAATCATGGCGATCTCCAAATTTAGGCCGCAGTGATCTACAGCCGGGGTGGTAAGGGAATGGGTAAGTTTACGCTGGTCAGCGCAGGGCTGTTAGACGTCGCCGGGGTCGATACCGAGCATAACGTAGTTTACGATTTTGTCGTGGTCTTTGAGTGCTTCTTCGGGGTCGCTATAGCGCCATTGGAATTGATCGTAGGCACCGCCGAAAATCATAGTTTCGAATAAAACTGGGGGTGATTCTCCGGAGGTATCAAAGCTGTGGTCGATGCCAAGGAACACTGTTGAGATTCGGGCTTGGCGGACTTGGGTTTGTTTCATTAGTCGGTTGTTGGAGTGCTCGAACCAGTCGGCCCATTCTTCGATGGTATCTGCTTTACGGACGCTTTTGCCGTCTTCATCTAGTATGTAGTGCATTATTTGTCTATGCTCCGACGCCAGGCGGCGTAATCAAAAAGTGGGATTTGTTGCTTTTTCTTTGTTTCTACCATGTCCGTATATGTTATTGTAAGGTAAGCGCCTGAAAACTCCAAGTGGTCTAGTCGAAACCAGTCGTATACGTTTATCCACGCAAAAAACTGCTGTTGGTGTTCGTGTATGAATAGATGGTGTTCTTCGATGAGGTGTACTGCACGTAGTATGCTTTTTGCGTTGTTCATAGTTTGCTCAAAGTTGTGATCAGTTCGTCGGTGTTGCTTGTTTTTAGTTCAAGTTCTTCTAGTTTTTTGGATGTAGCATTTCGTTGAATATTTTTGGCCGTTTTCCATTCTGATACTGCGGCAGTAAAGTTTTTGTAATAACCCAGGAACACAACAGTTCCTGCTTTGTATAGGCGGACACGCCACCTTTTTTTGGCTGTCTCATAGTAGATGCCTTTGGGGATTTCACGCTTGTAGTGGTGGTAAACTACTTCAGCGGGACTTGTCAACGAGGCGTTTAAAATCTCGCCAAGCGTCGTCGTTTGGTGCGAGCGCATATAAGAATATATCCAGAATCGAAGGTGTTTCCCCGGAGAAAAATCCCTTGTGTGGGATTTGTTCGCTGTAGAATGTAATTTTGTTTGGTTGAGCTATTAGTTCGTTGACCATCATTCTTATGACCGCGCGTTTTTCGGGTTCAATTGGAAAGAACGGCGGGTGTGGGTATTTATCGTCTAGGTATTGAATACACGTTGATAGTCCGTGAATTTCTAGGTTTTTATCCTGTATTACAATTTGGTGGCTGTTGCTCGTTATTCCGCCTTCTGTTATCAGCAAGGCTTTTTTAGCTAGGCACGCTTTGATTACCGGGTACATTCGGTGGTCGGGATTGAATATTTTTATCGGTCGCATGTGAATGCAGATATCCAGTCAGCTATTTCTTTGCACGAGATTGCGGCCCCGAGGTCGATGGGGTTAAACATTTCTTCGCCAGTAAGAATAACTCCATTTTTAGTTCCGAGTCCCACAATAACTGCCACGTTGCGGCCTTCTTCCATTCGACCACGGAGCCATTTTTCTTGTAGGTCAGACAATGCAGCACTTTGTTTCGTAGTTTGCGGCGGCTTTGAGATAAGCTTGTATTCGACCCAAATGTCTGCCACTGGACCGCTATAATACGCATCAGGAATCCCAGCGGTGAAACGGTCGCTGATTTTCCAAGTGTATACATCACTCCTGAGGAGGTTTCCAATTTTTCTTGTGTATCCTGATTCGTTCAAAAGTTGTGCGCCCCGCCTTTACCGACTTGTTATCCCGAGATATCAGAGGTTTTCAGATTGGGGCGCACTGCGCTTAGAGGACGCCTTGGGCCCGCTCTCGCAGGTGCCAGTGGCTTTCCATCAGTTCGTTTTCGCCTACAGCTTTGAGGCGGCAGGTGGGGAACGAAGCAGATGGGTCGAATGTAATCTCCGTCACCAAGTTGATGGGGAGTTTGCTGTTTTTGTTACATGCGTCCATGTAGGCACCGAAAGATTTCAAAGCGGTCGGCGTTAAGTCCAGGGTGTAGATTGGAGCATTTGATTCCGCGTCGGGGGTGACAAGCGCAAGCCGTACTTTGTTTTGGCATGCTTTGCCGCCGCGACCGTTTGCTGCGGAGCCCCATTCGTTCATTGGGCACTCTTCGCAAGACGGGGCGATTGGGGTTTCGATATCGCCTGCGGGTTTGAGCTCTTCCTGGTTGGAGCCGGTTGCGGAACAGTCTGGTCGATTACTCGACTGGCCGTCCCACATTGCTTTGTAGTACGTGTTGTTGAACCGGTAATCCAGGATTACCGCCGTAAGGGTGTTGTTTTTCACTTTTTCCCCGTCGGGAAGGGTGAACTCTTTGCCCTTGGTATTGATGCGGCCACCGGAAGCAGGGATGTTTTGCTTTTGCTTTTCGATTTCTGCAGCAATTTGTTTTTGGAGCGTTGCTAGTTGTTGTGACATAGATTCCTCAGTTCGAACGTAGAGATAGTGTGCGTTTTGTAAATGGTCGTAATCCGGGCACGTCTTCGCCCGACTCACGTAGTTCTCGATACGATCTTACACTTGGGCGACGTTCAAGTAAATGAATATCTCCTGTGCGCATGATGTGTTCGAAAAATACTTCGTCGTTTTCAATCACCGGGACTACAGATTCCGTGATAGAAACTGTCGCCGTGTGTCCACGAGCCCCTGGCAGGTCCTGCTCTTCGAGCATCGCAAAAATATTTAATTCCTCTTCTTCCATGACTTTTCGGATTTTTGCTATTTCTGCTTCGAGCTCGCGCTTTTTTTCGCGCAGTGTGTGGAGTTTGTCGATGGCCGCGCCTAAATTCATTTTATAGTCCTAATATGTTGAGGAGAGTTGCTTGCTGGTCAATTTTCCCTTGCAGCTTATTGTACACATGTTCTTCGAGTGTTGCATTAGCTGTTATGTGGATAGTTTCAGTTTTTCGGGTTTGCCCAGCTCTATAAATTCTTTTGTTGAACTGGGAATATTGTTCCGAGGACCATGTGGGAGAAGCCCATATCGTGGTAGTGCCTCGGGTCAAGGTAAGTCCATGTGCTGCTGATTTCGGGTGGGCGAAAATAACTTTGATCAGGCCGTCTTGAAAATCTTCGACTGCTTTTTGTCGTTGTTTGTCGTTTGCTTTGCCGTTGATTATCCCGTATGTGATTTTTTCTTTGTCTGCTATTTTGCATAATTCTTCTAGTTGGTGTCCCCAGTTGTAGGCCACAACACAGGATTCGCGTTCTTTAATTAGTTGAATTATCAGTTCGTATCTTTCGGTATCGAATAGTTCCGCTGTGCTGTCGTTTTTGTACACTGAGCCAGAAGCCAACTGTAGTAGTTTTCCCGTTAATACTGCGGCATTCGACGCAGTAATGTCCTCTTGAGCGAGTTGGATCAAAGCATGCTCGGCTAATATGTCGTATTGCTTTCGTAAGCGAAATGGTAGGTCGAACGTGATTTCCGTTGTAAAATTGTCTGGTATGTCTATGCATTCTTCGAATACGTTCCTGATTGTGATGTCTGCTAGTAGATCGGCGACGGCTTCGATTGATCCTTCTTTGTCGCGCCATTGCACCATGTTTGCGGCGGGGCCTACTCTAATGGGTTCGCATACGGAGTTGCGAAATCTCCAGTACGAAGTGCCAAGTCGCTCGCCGTTGTCGAGGATGAATGCTTGGTTCCATATGTCGGTGACTGTATTTGGGGCGGGTGTACCCGTCATTACTACTTTATGATCAAAATGCCCCGAGATCGATTTAGCCGCCTTAGACCGTTGGGCGCTTGGATTCTTGAACGCAGTGGACTCGTCAATAACAAGATCCGTAAGGCCCAGATAGGCCCACGGATTATCTTTAAGCCATTTAACAGCGTCGTGGTTTGTAATGTAGATTTGCGCGTCTTCACTAAATGCTTTTCTTCTGTTGGTGGCGGTGGCGATCTTGTATTTTATTTGCGGCTGGAAGCGGATGATGTCATGTGCCCAGGCTGGTTCGAGAATAGACTTTGGTGCGATGACAAGAGCCTTGCGTGTCGGATCTTGCTCCAGTCGTTTAGCGAACCCGTCAAGGTACGCACGCGTTTTGCCTGTGCCTGGATCGGACATATCGAAGGTGATGGGGTTGTCTGTTTGGAACGCTGTGCTTTTGGCTTGGTGCTCATAGGCTTTTGGGATTTGATCTTTAGGCAGAGTGAAGTTTGGCATTCAGCGTTTTCCCATTAGCGGTATATACCGCTTTAGCGAATCCGCGCGGCGTAGCAGAACGGATATTTTTTGTTTTGAGGCTTTTGCCTCCCAGTTTCGTATATTGCAGAGAGTTCCCGGACTGGGCTCGAATAGGCTTTTTCTCTGGCATCTTATAGCCGCCACCCGTCCACAGGCAAGTTTTCTTCGTGTAGCCGTCGCGAGGCGTAATGTTTTCGGGGTATAGTGGGTGGATGTCATTTTCGGGTAGGTAGCCTCCGTATTCAAATGGGTCGAACATGTAGTCGGGTTTGCCGCAGTAGGTTGAGAACGTACTGACTGGGTTCTCGATAAAATAAGGACACCCGAGCCACTCTCCTAATTCGCGACAAGTTGCGAATAAATCTAAAGAGAGCGCTAGTGCTCGGGGTCCTTTTTTCTGAAACCACAACGCGCCACTGACGGCGACGTTGGTACATTCCGGAAAGCTACCCATGAAAGCTACCCGGTCAACGATCTCGCGTGGTGGTATCCAGCCGTGTCGAATATCCGCACCTACTTTGTAGAGCCCAGGTCGGGCGGGGTCTGCGTATATTCCTGTTTTGTGTTGTATGTCAACGATGTAACATTCATACCCAGCTTCGAGCCAGGGCTCTGCCATAATTCCTGTTAGGTCAAAGAGGAAGATTGCTACGTCTTTTTGTTTAATGGTTCTTTCTCCTTTTTTTTGAATATTGCGTCCCATTTTTCTTGGGGGATATCAGGCGCGTTATGGCGACGGCGACTGCCTTTGCCGCCGTCTTTGGATGTATGTATGCCTCCATTGTACGGTCTTTTGCTCATAGAATTCTCAGTGGTGTCATGCGTTCAGCGAGGTACCACTGCCCACCTTGGGACGAGGGCCTGTGTTCGATTGACCAGTCGTGGATTTCAACTTCGACCCATACGCGGTCTTTTCGATCGTCTTTCAGGTGGGGAGTGGTTGGTGTCGGGCAGCAGTGCCACCCAGGACGATGTGTGTAGCCCTTTGTACGATGGTCTTCCGCTTCGTACGTAGTACCAAGTGCTATGCGCTGCGGCCGGTTGATGAATAGCGGGCCGAGCGTACCGTCTCTTCGAATTGTCATTAGTTTGTATGCGATCATAAATCAGGGTCTACTGCGTATTGACATTTGCCGTTACCGTTTGCGACGCCGTAGTCGCAGTAAAGGCAGTTCATTTTGTTAGGTTTTGGTGGAAATTCAGTTGCTGACGTCATTTGGACGGCTCTTTTGTTGAAGTTTGCCATTTGAGCAGTGAGTTGGGAGCGGTTGTATGTACGTCTTTTTGTTTTCCCTTCGTCCAGGTACCAGAATTCGACAGTAATGCTCTGGGCCTGTGGAAATAAACACATCAAAGCCACACCATAAAGTGCACCCTGCTGAGAATGGGGCACCTCGTTCCCCCACGATTTTCCCGTTTTGTAGTCGATTATGGTAAAAGTAGTCTCGTCGTGCTTGATTACTGCGTCCATCTTTGACTGATGCCATACGCTCCCCCAGTCAGTGAAGCCACACGGTTCCCAATCAGATGTAAAGCCCATTCCTTCTTCAAGGATGACTTGGCCTTCTTTGTACAAGTCCTGTAGTGATTCGAATTGGGAAGTGAACCGTTTAATGGAGCGTGGCATGTCAGGCACTTCACCTTTGACGTATTCTTCTGCTTCTCTATGAATTCGATTTCCTCGGACAAGGGGGTGAGTTTCATCGGTGTTTTCTTCCGTAGCGATGCGCTGTATACGCTTGAGGTATTGGGAGTACGGGCACCTCTCGTACTGCTTAAGGGAACTAAAGCTCCAGGTTTGGAGGTTTCTTGTGTTTGGCATTAAAGTACCTTCGTAAAAGAATACTGAGTGATAGTGAGCTCACTGTGAAAATTAGCGTCATAACAAAGGCGTCGCCTTGTTGGATGTACCCGCTGGCTATTAGTGGCCATATTATCCAACGAGTTATAGCTAGTGCGACGATGAATTTAATCGCTGTTTTTACTACTTCTTCAATTATTGATTCAGCTTTTGTTTGCATAATTTTGCTCGAAGAGGTTTATTTTACTCTTACTGCCGTGAACATCAATAGCTATGTTTGGGGCTTTGATGGAGGTTCCGCTGCATAGTTTGCAGTCGGCGCATTGTACGCCTTTGTAAGAAGGGCAATAGATTTCGCCGTTAAGTAGCGGCTCGTTCGCTGTTTTGACCCGGTACGTTCGCCATCCCTGTTTAGTTGCCGAAAAATACTCCTGTTCATTGTCGACCGAAGCCATGCAGAGTGTTCTGAATTGTTTGTCACAAGTACTCCATTGATGCGTGTAGCCAGTATGATTCGGCCGGTGCAATTTCGCAAGAAGCTGTTGCCATGCCCCAAAGGGTATGGCAGTAGGGTCTCCGTATGCACCTAGTCGTAGGGGCACGCCTTTCGATTGCTGCGATAAGGTGTTTGGAGGGAATTTCTGAATTGCGGTTGGTGCTTGGTGGACTAATACGTAACAAGTGGCTCCGTTGCTTGGTCTGTGTATGCAGTTTCCGCATATTGATTTGTCTGCTCCTGTTTTACACGCTTCGGTTGGCGACATTCCGTCAACTACGATCCAAGTTTGGAGCATATTACCGGTTTTTCGGTTAGATGAGTTTTCGGTGATGTAGCCTTTGATTGGGTTGCCGTCTATTTCGGACGGCCCACTGAAAAATAGTTCTGCCATGTTTCACTTTATTTTTACGACTTTATCCGTAGCCTTTTGGGTGGTGAAATAATCATCCATTTTTATTTTTGGGAACGCTGTGTCGTAGCCTTTTGTTACAAGGTTGGCTACGCGTTTGCGGCTGCTGCTCAGATTATGATAGGTGCACATTCTTGCGAATTTAGTTGCGGACATGTTGCGCGAGTTTTGTAGGATTTCGAACACACGTTGCAGTTCGTCGCGTGGTATAAAGTCTACGCCGGTTTCGGCCCACTCTTTGATTATGTTTTTATATTCTTCTGCAGTTATGTCGAATGCTGTGTTGCCGCTTCGGTCTACGAATTCTAGGAAGAAATCGATGTTTCCTGTTTTGATTGCGTTAAAAAATAAGTCAACTGAATTGTATGATTTGTCTATTAAATCCTTACGCGCCTGGTTGTCAAGTACAGTTCTTGCGAGTCGCGCATTGGCGGCATAGGAATGTAGGAAATCTGCAAACTCTTTGAGTTCTGCTTCGATATCTGCCACTTGTTGAGCTGTGATTTCCAACCGCGTATTTTGCGGCGGCGCGATATTAAACCGGCGGTCGGTAGGGGATAGTGGAACAGCCGTGCCAGCGTTTGTGGCCAGAATAATATTAAGAAAGGAATGAACCTCGTAAGCATTAGTTCGCATTCTGCGTATGGTAATTCGCTCTTCTGTGATGATATTTTTAATTTTGTTGTGTAGCCTTTCCAGTTGGTGGGCATCATGGATGTTGAATTCGTCAACAAATACAAAGATAGCTTCTTCGAGTTGGGCATTGAAAAGTTCTTCAAGGTTTTGTCCAGTAATTTGCGCGACGTATCTTTCTCCGAAGAGTGGCGCTAAAATTTTAGAGACTAGCAGGCCCTTGCCTGTTCCCTCTATCCCTGAGAACAGCCACGCTGTTTGGCTTTTTTGTCTTGTTTGAAAAATGAATGCTAGCCAGTTTAAAAAGTGCTCGTATGTTTGCTGGTCGGCTGTAATACTCTTTAGGATTAAGTCGATATTTTTTGGCACCGTGGCAGTGGGGGACGTAGAAGCGTTGCGGAGATACGGGGTGGGTGTAAATTTGTTTGCCCATTGGTCTGTGAAATCAATTACTTTGAGGGTTGTGGGGTTAAATTCATATGTCCAGTCCGGAATTGCTTCTGGCATGGGTATGTCGTGGTTGATTAGGAAGTCTTCTATTTTGGATTTGCTGGCTGTAGCTCTAATATCGACTGTGTTTCCCACTGAATCGTAGAGTCCGTTGTAGTATTCGTCAGTGTTGAAATCTCTAAACACAACAGGAACGACTGTACGAGTCGTGGTTGCTTTTGCTCTTGCGATTCCTTGGTAGAATGTTGGGTCGATATCGCGGATTTTAACGAGCGGATGCCCTTTAAAGTTGCGCAGTACGTCGGGCCGGTTTTTTTCATAGTAATATCCCCATGATGGGTTGTCACCCACTATATTACAGCGTACGTATTCGCCTTGGTCCATGGTGTCGGCTATGATCATGGGGTCTGGGTTGGTTAGAATTTCATCGTCGCCATATGGTTTGTATTTAGCTTTTGATACTTTGAGCCCCATTTGTTTACGAAGCTCGTCGATTTTGTTTTGGAGGTCTGCTTTATTTTTGCTTGGGTTTGGTGATGGCGTGAACGATGAAGTATCTTTGCCCCGCACCACTAAATCGAAGTATTGTGTTACCTGCGCGGACAAATTTATAAGAGTCGGGGGTGAAATGTATATTAACTTGTCGTTCTGGCAAGTAGAAATGTCGAGGGGCCATATAAGTGAGTGGCCATTCTTTGCGAGGATCAACTGATTGGCCAGTCCGCGCGTTGTAAAATTTAGTTCTTTCAGCCATTCTTTTAGTGCTCCTGGACTTGAGCGTGAAGCCAGCATGAAGTAAATGTGCCCCCGTAGGCCAGCCGTCCCTTTGAAGCCAGCGCTATTAGAGTGTTGGAATATATACGAGACATCTTGGAAATCCGGGCCGAGGCAGCGGATGAAGTCTTCGACGTCTGTGAACCCAGTGTCAAAGTCGAGGTCAAGGCATATCCATTCTGTTGGCTCTGTGGGGTTAGTTTTACCGCGTCTTTCTGATGCCACGAGTTCTTCTGATAAGACGCCTTTGAGTGCGCAGTGGCCTTGGGCTGCGTGTTTGGTGAGGACTTGGTAGAGTTCATGGATTGTGGTGGGTTCTTCGCGGTGGCTGTTGAACGACTTTACTAGTGGGTATGGGTGGGTAGTAATTTTACCGTTGGCGTTTGCTTCGTGAGTTTTGCAGAGCGCAGCGCCATTGGCTGCTTCGAGGAAATCGATGCGCATTTATTGCTTCCGTATCAGTCGGATAAGTAATCGGGCGACTCATCGTCATTATCTATTGTTAGCTCAAGGTCGATAAGAATATTTAATTGATTCAGTTTTTCGACTGCTTGTTCCATCGTAGATAACTTTTCAGTGGTGTCCCGATCTACGATGTGCCCATTCTCGTATTGGAATCTTAGCACGTTATTGCTCCTGTTGTGAAGCTTCATATTATTCCACTGTGGTGTGGACTGCCTGAAAAAGAGGGCACCGTTGTGGGGGTTGCACCCACACCATTTGCCCGCTTATACTAGTATCGGCGGGGTGGTTCTCATCTTGCCGTTGTGTTCTACGGCCTAGAGAAACGGTGAATTTGGTTGGGCCAGCGTTGCAGAACCCGGCTGACCCGGAGCGGGTAGGAAAGGCATATGAGGGCCTATCTGCGGATTAGGCGTCCGATATTTCAAGGAATACGGATTCGCCAAACTCGGGTTCTGGTGAATCTCTACACGTTCTTATCCATAAGGTTGGATATTCGGGTGGCTGGAAGTCTGTGTTTGCGTAGCCGTCTGTTAGGTAAACAATACATTCCGGTTGTATGTTTTGTTTTTGAATCCAGTCGAATACTGGTTTGAAGTCGGTGCCTCCGCTACCACGTACTTTGAGTTTGAGTGGGAGGTCTTCAGGTTCATATTCTGTGTGGTTGTGTACTCGTGTGTTGCACATGACTACGGTCATTTTGCTTGGCGGGCAGTCTTCCAGGATGGCGTTGAGTTCGCCTTGGAATTGTTTGATTTCGTTGTTGGATACTGAGCAGGAGTCATCGATGGCGATTACGATTTCGCCCATCGATTCTGACCATTGGGATGGTAGGTAAAGGCCTTGGCTGATGTATCGGCGGTTGCCTTTTGCCCAAGAATAGTCGGATTTGTCTGATTGTGTTAGGAAGCGGCGGAGGATTTCTTTCCATTGGACTTTTGGAGCCAGGATATCCATCATGATGTCTTCGATGCCGCCGGGGAGGTTTCCTTGCATTTTGGCGGCTTTTGCCGCTTGCGCAGTTGAGATTTTCCAGTCGTCGTCAAGTTCTTTATCCGACTGTGTAGTCGTTTTGCCTTGACCCTTAGATGGATCGTCTTTACCAGTTCCTCCAGTTGGGGCGTCGTTAATTCCGGAAAAATTCGGCGGGCCTTCTCCATCGCCGTCTCCATCATCATCATTGTCCTCTAGCTTGTTGTAAATGACTTCTGCGGTCATGCCTTTGTATTGCATGTCGCATGGGGATTCAGGCGGGAGTTCGAGGTCTTTGCAGTCGCTGAGGATGATATTTACTGCGTGGTCGCATGCACGATCCCACTTACCTTTATCTCGGTCTCCGCGACGTACGACGTGGCCAAGTGCGCAGTGCATCACGTTTTGTGCGATGCCGCCGACGAGCTGTCGTTCGTTTAGTTCACCGATATTTTCTGGGTTATAGAATAGATTTACCCCGTCTACGTGCATGTGTTTGACGTTGGTTGTCGGGACGTAGTTGAGTTTTAAGGCTAGAGACCCGAAGAACGGGTGGTCTAGGACCAGGTTGGCTTTTGCTTTACGCAGCCCTTCTTGTACGATCTTTGGATCGATTGGTGGATCTTTTTCGCTCATCATATTTCTCCAGTATAGCTAGTTTGTTGGTTCCTACTCTTCGTAAAATCCTGTCGACTATTTTTCGGGGATTGAATTCGCTGGTTGAGTTTCGGTTCCAGCGAGTTCCACAACCAAATTCCCAGTACATGTCGCCGATGTCGCGCATAAGCTTCAGGTTTTTTACAACGTTGACGCCGTCGAGTAGGTTTATTAAGGCTTCGATTTCTGCTTCTTTGTTGCCGTAGTGGTATTGTTTTTGGTTGGGGTCGAGGTGGAACGCTTTGTCGCCAAGTAGGCGTAGTTGGGGCTGAACTATTTTGCGGAAGCGGCGCGTGAGTTTGTGTAGTTCTTTGGTTTTTTCTTTTAGGTCGTCTACATAGATTACGCCTTCTAGGATGTGCCAGTCGCCGTTTGGTTGGAATTCGATTACTGTGTTATCAGTTAAGAAGTTTTTGTTGAGCTGGAAGGTTCTGGTTTTTGTTTTTTTGAGGACGAAGTGTTCGTTTGTTAGGACGTTTAGTATGTCGACTGCCGCTTGGTTTAGGTTGTTGCAGGACATAGTTAGATTCCAGCTTCCGTCTGGGCGGGAAACGATATCGGCTCCGTAATAGATTTTTACGATAATGTTTTCTGTGCCTTGTTGCTCGTGTACGTGCATGAGCTTGCCGTCACGTTTTTGGTTGCTGAGGATTAAGGCTTTGAGGTTAGCGTGGTTCATTCGAGATACTCCTTGACGGCGCTGAATTCTGATAGTCGTTGCATAATGACGCTGGGCGCTAGCGGGTCAGTGGTTAATTTTAAGACTTTTGCAATCGGAAAGTATGACTTAAACCGGTGAACTTCTTTTTGGTTTTCGTCGTAAATGACAAAATAGTCTCCGCGAGGGGGCGGGTATAAAAAAAGTGAAAAATAGCGGCCACCTTTGATTCTTCCTTTTGCGAGTTCGGCTGTAATGTTAATTCCGCTCATATCTTTTCCTCAGATCGGCGATTGGTTTTCTGTTTTTGTCGTCGTAGTTTAGGTTGAGGTTTTGGTGTGCTATCCATGCTTTTAGGCGTGGTCTGGCTACCATCTTTAGTTTGTTGTTTTTATCTAAGAACCATAGTGAGTTGTTGTGTACACGAAAATACTGGGTGCATTCTAGTAATCGAGCTTTTCCCAGTACCGCTTTTATTTCTTTTTCGGTCCAGTCAGGCATGGTTGGTTGGTAACTGTCTGATTATGGCGTCGGTTTTTTGTATTGCGATTTTTCGTATGACGTCGTCTGTTTTGATGGCTTCGGGGCTTAGATTGAACAGGTTGTTTTCAATTTGTTTGGCAATTGCCATGAGTTTTACGTCATCTTCGAAGTTCATTTCTTTGATTTGGTTTACCAGGGTGACGAGGTTTTCGTGAACCGTAGAACGGTATACGCGACGGCTTGGATTTGCAAGTGTCGTGTAGAGCGAATCGAGGCAGGCAGATGTGCGATTCCATAGGTCGTTCGTTGCGTGTTTGGTAGCTGTTGAAAGCCGTTTTTCAAGGTCGTCCTGTAGGTCTTTGAGTTGTTGTTCGGGGATGTCAATTCTGAAGTCTCCCTGGTCGGGTACTGGCGTGATGCGATGTTCGAAGCGGAATCTGCTGCGTACTACGTCGGCGGGTGGGAAGTCTGCGATATCAAACATGTCACCAAGTCGACTCCTGGCATATTCGATGTAGGTTGGATATCCCACAAGAAACGACTGCAGGGCTTCGTCAAAGTCTTGACGGACTTTACGCATTCGAGCAGTGTATTCGGGGATTTTACGGATCGGTAGAATTCGAGTACCTGAGGTTTCGTTCCAGTCGAGTGTGTTGGCGTAGTGGTAGCTTCGGGCTTCATTGATAACCCCTTGAATTTTCTTGAGCGCGTCTTTATGGAGAAGGTGTTTGTTGAACCGGCCTGCGTCTTTGGCGGCACCGTGTTGTTCGTTGGCTTTGGCGCTGACTTTGCTGTCGAATTTTTGGAATGTGCATTGTGAGACATTCAGTGTTACTAGGACTGTTTTGGTGTTGAGGCTCATAGTTTATCTCCTACGATAAAAATTTTGCTCCGAGTAGTCGGGCTTTGGCAATTGCAGTGGTTGTGTCTACTTTGGTTTTTATTGGTGTCAGCACTTCGTTTTTGCGGCGAAGGGCTGCTTCTCGCCGTAAGTTTTTCTGGTGTTCGATTTCCGCTTTTACGGTATTGAGTTCTAGTGTTTCGGGGTATGCTGTTGTTAGTTGTTTGAGTGTGGGTGTTTCGTTATATTTTGTCCAGAGGTCTCGGCGAAGTTGGCGTTGTAGTTCTTTTGCTTCGTTCGTGTATTTTTTGTAGCGTGAGTCGGCTCTGGGTTGAACGGTCATTTCTTCGGTGTCGCCATGAAGTTCCAGGTCTGCAGATATGCGGGTTATACCTTGTTTCATTAGTGGTACTTCACGTGGTAAGTTATAGCTGTTTCCGACGAAGACGTCGAATATTTTTATTGTTTTTTCCAGTTTGTTTTTCTTACTGGTTGAGGTGTTTAGATACGGTGTGGAGTTTAAAATTAGCGCTGCCATTTCTTCTGGGCTTGGGTGCTTTGGTAGGTCGCATTCCTGGTTTAATTCTGTTTTTTCTACTTGTTCTTTAATAATTCGTTCAAGTAAGCTGATTGATAATCGCATTTGGGAGGAACCTTTTTAGTTCGGGAAAACGTATGAGTGCTTTTTCGATTGTTGTTTCTCGTAAAGCTTCGCTTGCTGCTTCGAGCAGGGCTTCTCTAGCTGTGGCGAGTTCGCGAACCCGCTCGTGATATTTTTGTATTGCGGGCGGGATACTGTTGGTTTTTACATAGAGTCTTGTATAGTAGCCGCCGCCGCTGATGGTGTCGTCGTTGTATTCTTTTGCGTTGAGTGCGCCGTATTTATTGGGTGGTAGGTTTACGTTCCATAGATTGACGTTGTGGTCTGTGCTGAACATTACGCGCCGCCAGATATCTTCATAGAAATGGGGGTGAATTTCTTTGTCTATTTTGTATTTTTCTAGTAGCGGTAAAGATTCCTGGTAGTAGTCAGGCTCTTTGATTTTTTCTTTGGCTTGGTTGAAAAAATTATTGATGCTGAGCCTGACTAAGGAGCGTATTTCGTTGTTTGTTCTCACAGAAGAATGTCCGTGTTGTCCGCGATCCATTCGGCCATTTCCTTGGTTTCGAGAAGATCGGGTGAGCGTTGGATAGTCATCTTGACTGTCGGGACTTGGAACTCATCTGGCATGCGGCGCAGGTATTCGTTGACTTTTGGGATGTTCTTTTCGGTCATGTGTTCTGAGAGCATGCCTGCGGTGGCGTATAGCGATGCTGGTTCTGAGGGCATTGGTGTGCCTTGGGGATCTTTTTCGATTGATTCGATGTCCGGTAGGTCACGGTAAATTCGGATATAGGACATGAATTCGCCAGCTGCAGCTTCGCCGACGGCGGCAATCAGCATTTCGTATTCCAGGTCTGGTGTTGCGTTATCCAGGATGCGAGATGCGTAAGCCCATGTACGCGGTGTTGCGAAAGAGCGGTGATCTTTGCCGGGATCGTGGTCGTGTAGCATTTCCGGGCGGAACCGCATGAAAGATACGATTTCGGGGCGGATATTGTTGTTGTTCGCCCAGTTGACCCAGTCGTTCAGCTGCGGTTCGAAATCCACGTGAATCAGCCTGTTGTTCAGCGCTGAGGACATTTTGTTTGCGAGAGCCCGATCTTGTGCGCGGTTACCGGCACAGATGATTCTCCATCCTTCGGGGAGTTCGTAGTCGCCTACTTTGCGGTCCAGGATCAGTTGGTATGCTGCGGCTTGGACAGAGTGCGAGGCTTGGTTGATCTCGTCGAAGAACATGATTCCTTCGGGCTCAACATCGGGGTTTGGCAGGAAGTGTGGTACGTTCCAGATGGTGTAGCCGTCTAGGCAGGAAGGAATACCTCGGATGTCGACGGGGTCCATTTGTGAGAGGCGTATGTCTCTTACGGGGATGCCGAGGGAGGCTCCGATTTGGAAAACAGTTTCGGATTTACCTACTCCGGGTGCACCCCATATCATGACGGGGATGTCAGCGTTGAGGCCTACTTGGATTGCGCTTGCAGCTTTGGACGGGTTCATATTTTGCTCCTAGTGAAGTTTGCTTGGGTCGGGTTTGCCCTTTAGTTCTCCGGTGTCGCCGTCAACTTGTTTGACGCCTTCTACGTCACCAGCTTCGATGGCTTTCTTGAGAACTTCGGGGAGTTGTTCAAGGGTTTTCTGGATGATTCGCGGTATTTGATCAACCGCGTCCAGGGTGGTTGTGATAACAATCACTTGCTCGGCCGGTTGGGTCAAGACCATTGCATTTCTCTGGTCTGTTTCTTTGTAAAGCTGGCAGATGACTGAGGATAGGATTGCGATGCCTTTTTCCGGACCCATTGCTTTGAGGCAGGATTCGGTTAGGGCTTCGATGGTTTGTACATCACTTTTGCTCATAATTTTTCTCCGGTTAGAATAAAAAACGCCCACGGCAGTCGTAGCTGCGTGGGCGAAGAAAAGCTAGGTTAGAGGAGGTAGGTTACCTAGCTTTTGTGCTCGTCAATAATTTTTGTTAGATCTTTGACTATGGTTTTGGCTACTTCTTCGTCTATTTTTAAGACTGATGGTTTTGTTTCGCCTTTGAGGCCGTCAACCAGTTTCTCTATGATAGACGATGCTGCTTCCTCTTGTTTTTTCATAGCCGTGTATATCATGTAGCCATGTTTGTACCATTTGAATGTCGTATATGCATGTATGCCACTCAGAAACCCCATCATGATGAATGCGGCGTCCGCACGATTTATCGGGTCTCCGGAGTTGATGCTCATGAAATACATTGTTGATATAGCTGCAATAAGGATTGCCGGGACTAGTAAAAGCTTTATTGTGGGGTTCATATTTTTCTCCGGGCACGGTTTTATCCGTGTAGTTGGTGGTAACAGTGTTGGACCATTATGGCCTGTTTGATTGCATCATCTCGTGCATCGTGCGCGGTGCCCGATTCCACGTTGGGCATGGGGTCATCTGGGTATGCGAGTTCGATAGTTGTTCTGAGAGACCGGTGCTGATGGTATGCAAAAGGTGAATTATCATTAATTGACTTAAAAGCATGATTGAGAATGACGATATCAAAATCAGGGTCGTTTGCATAGTATCTGTCTGCTGTTTTGCTTTCTAACCACATTCTGTATTTTAGAAGGGCTGTGTTAAGGGGCATCAGAGGATCACGGAAGAGTGATTTCTGGGCGTCTTTTGATTGTTTGAGCCACCACTCAATTGTGCTGGCGCTCATGGTTCGCCCGAATTTTTCGTTTGATTCGAGCGAAATGTTTACGTTGAACGAGTGTTTTGCTAGAGATTCGTGCGAATCTTTTCCCGCTACATCGAAGTGGACGGCACCGATGGATACGATGGCGGCGGTTGGTATGACGTCCATCGTTTCGATGTCGACCATTATTGCGGGTCTTTTCAAGTTAGAACTCCGGTTACGGTTATTGATATGCGGAGTTTGATTCCCGCATTTGCTGTAAGGTGCCAAACACATGGTGGGGAATCCCAGACGTCGCCTGATTTCCAATTAGTGACGAATGTTTCTTTCATTTGTATGATGTGCCCAATGTGCCAGTCTGATACGGCAATGATGCGGCGGCCGATAAGACCTAGATCGCATTTTGAGTTTGCGCGAGCTTCGGCGGCTGTCATATTTTTTTCAGTGAATTCAGACGCCATTACTAGGTGTGGGTTGATGTGTGCGTTTCTGTCGCGCCAGCCTTGCATCGTGTCTGAGTGCCAGGGGATTATTGATCCGGGTGGCATTACGAGTAGGCGGCATAGGCAGTTGTCCCATTGCATTCCTATTTTTTCGAAGGCTTCTTTTCCTCCTATTAGGGCTTTTATGTCGTTGTTGCTTGTGCCGAGTACGCCCCAGTTTGCGTGGTATGTGTTGTTTTCGTCGTAGCCTACTGTGGCTGGTAGCCCGCTACCTTTGATGGTTTCTCCATAGTGGTAGTCTTGGAGTTTTACGCAGTGTTCCTGGCATATGTCTCGGTTATCTAGCATATATTCGTAAACTGTGGGGTATAGGTTTCCCAAATTTGTTATGTGTTCGATTTGGTGGTGCCCGGTAGATAGTCCGTTTTGGGTATAGTCTAGCCATTTTTGCCCACTTCCGTTTTCAATGTAGTCCCAGAGATTCATTGTGCCCTCTTGATTTCTTGTAGAGATTCGGCGATTGTGGACATTTGGTGAGCTATCATAGCTAGCGCTGTTGTCATTTCGGTTAGGTTTGTGTTTATTATTGCAAGTTCACATTGGGTTGCTGTGAGCTTGCTCGTTAATCCGTTCGTTAGTCCGTAAATAGCATCTGCGGTTTCTGATGCGTAGCTTGATCCGCCGTGGTTTGTCATCATAGTTTAGGCCTTAGTATATCGTGTTTTTCCTCGCTTATATAGGTTATTCTTGCTGATTCTACGTTGGGGCAGTTATTTAATATGCCTATTGCTGCCCATAGTGGTGTTTGGAAGTGTATCCATGGTGGTAGTATTAGCAGGTTTTTTACAAACCAAGCGCCTGTTATTTCTCCTTTGAGCATTGTTTGTTGTACTGTGTCGTTTTTACTTTTTATTTCTATGTGTGCCGTATAATCTGTTGTTATTTCGCCTTCTTTTGGAGAGTAGTATTCGATGTATTTTTTAACTCCTAGCAGGCGGTAGTGTGCTTGGTATTCTTTTTGGATTTTTCGGCGGTCAGCGATCATTTTAGTGCACTTTCAAGTAGGCGGCGTTTTCCGAGTAGTTCATCAGCTTGTTTTTTGAAAAACTCCCAGTCGCTTGCTAAGATTTGTACTTTTGTTGAGCCTTGGGTAATTTCCAGGCGAAGCTTGCTGTGCGCCATGCTTGCGCCCAAATGGGTGCGTTTTAGTGAGCCGTCGCATGCGCTGTGTTCTATGCTGTGGCCTATTACGCGTGGCGATATTGGTGTTTTAGCTGTTGGCATTATGGGTGTGTTATGGCTGGGTGTTTTTGGTCTTCGAAGTCGATGTGAATGAGGTTACAGTCGTGGCGACGGCACCATACTTGTAAACCTTTTTCTGTAAAGCCGAATTCAAGATCGGCCCATACAGCAGGTGAAACTCCGTCAGGGATTTCTTGGAGGCACATGCCGCAGTGGAAGTAGGAGATGATTTCATTTGGTACCTTCGCGTTTGTCATTTTAGTAATCTCTTTTTTGCTATGAGTTCCTCAACTTGTTTTTTCAGGAACTCCCAGTCTTCGGTGAAGATGACAATTTTGCTTTTGTCATCGCGGCTTTGCGCAAGGGATAAATACTGCCGCCCATCCTGATTGATAAGGATGTTGACAAGCGTACGTGTCTGTGTGGGGTTAGGCGTGTCTTTGTGGGCGATGACAACTCCTGATATATGTGTGGGGGTAGCATCTGAGCTACCGTTGTTGCTGGTCATGGTTTTTTCCTGTGTGGTAGTCATTGATTCCGAGCATTTCCCATTCGAAATGAATTTCGCGATGGCAGTTTGAACATAAGAGGTCACACTTTTGGAGTTCCGCGATAAGTGAAGCGTATGATTTTCCAAGCGATGTTCCAATACTGAATGTTTTCTCCGAGGGGACGCGGTGGTGAAATTCTAGAGCAGATATGCACTGGTTGTATCCGCAGATTTTGCACGATCCACCCAAAGTTTTTATGCACCAAAGTTTTTTCTTTTTGCGGTGTTTGGTGACAGCTTCTTGATTGCATTTGCGGCATCTCCAGCGCTTGTCATTCCACATGTGTTCGGTGTCGCCGTGGATGGCACATTTGTGTGTTTGGCTTGGGTTCAAATTATTGCCTTTTAGTTATCGAACCAATATACGAGCCGAATGTGGTCCATGTTTTGTTTTTCGATAACATGGGGCCATTTGAGTTTGCGCTTGATGTGTGCTTCTACGCGTTCGTGCATTGGGCCTAGTGGTGAGTCCGCCCCGCGAAGTACGCGGTACTGTGCCACGAGGAGTCGAAACTCTGTTATGGTTATGTGGTTGGCGGAGTGTGCGTCGGCACCCCAGCGTTTGTATAAGGTGTCGTTTTTTGAGCATGCGTCGTCAGGCCACCCGCGTTTTTTGGCGGTGGGGCCTTCTGGTTCGTAGCGAACTCCAGGCGAGAGGATACCGAATTTTTGGTACCAGCGGTGGTCGTCGATTTCGGACACGACCCACGGGCCTTCCCATGATATGTCTTCGATTTCTTCATCGGTGGCGTCGGGGCTAGGCTCGCGGTAGTATTCGTTCCGTTCCCATAGATCGAAGGTTTCCCATTTTTTGGTGGTTTCGCTGTAAATTTCGCTGTAAAGATGTATATCGCATCCCATGGTTTTTTCCTTATTGAATATAATAGAACCGATCGGATTCGAACCGATGTCTGCTCAATCCGCCCTTATTACCAGGCTTCAAGCGAGCCGTGTTTCCTTATTACACCACGGTTGTTTGGGCTACGAGCCCACCTCCGTACACGCTTCTCATAAGCGCTTTGAGGGTTCATTTGGTAGGGTGTTTCGCTAGTTGGCTTTTCAGGTTGCGTACCTGATAGGCGCGTTTGGCGAGCGCTTTGTTGGCGCGTTGGACTTCACCCAGGTAAATAAGTGATTGTAGGCGGTAACGATCGGCGAGGCGAGCGTTTTCTGTGGCCAGGTTTTTGTAGTAGCCGAGATGGCCTTCGAAGTTGGGTTGTTCGGGTTTTTCGATGAGTTTCAGGTGTTGTTGGGACATGTTGTTTCCTCTTGGTATGTGCGAAGTGCGAAGTGCGTAGCGCCACGGGATCGAACCGCGCCGTTTTAGTTTTGGAAACTTAACCGCCCCTTGGCTGAGCGCTACATTGGTTGGTTGCGGGGGGTGGATTTGAACCACCGAGGTCCGGGTTATGAGCCCAGATTGAGACCGACCTCCCCCGCCAGAATTTGCTCCGTGTTTGTTCGGCTGTCCTACAGCCACTCACCATCCGAGCAAGAAAATGAGAGGATCACGGCGTCCTTCGTGCTCTGGCTCCAAGAGCTGGGATCGAACCAGCGACCATCGCTTTAACAGAGCGGCGCTCTACCTGTCTGAGCTATCTTGGATTAATCTAGTTTACCGTACATGTACGATACCGGTTCGTCAAGCGAGAGGTCGAAATCGACGTCGATGTCTTTGATTACTTCGGTGAGGATCTGTTTGATTTCGCTGTTTTTGTATCCGTCGACGGCGAGTCGTTCCTGGAGTTGTCGTTTTGCTTCGGTGTGCGTGGTTGCGTCGAGCATGTATTCGACATCAGTCAGTATTTTTGCTTTGACTTTCATCATTTTTGTGTTTCTCCAGTTCTTTACGAGCGAATTCTTCCTGAATTTCCAGGACGTGGCGGGCTTTGCCGATGTCTTCGATGTGCTTTTCGAGCCCGCCTTTGTTGCGGCGAAGGTATTTGTCAACTTTGCAGTATACAGCAGCTTGCAGGCCTTCGTAACCAAAGTTGTTGTATGTTGCTTCTAGCGGCTGCACTTTCATTGTTTTGTAGTGGTCGCCGCCGATTTGTTGGTCGAGAGGTGAGCTCATAGTGCTTTTTTCCGGTTGCCGAGGATTTGTATCGCTCGGGTGATTGTGTGTGCTACATGCTCACGCTTGAACACTTCTGCTCGCCCCACGGTGTTGATGTGACTGTCCAGGAAGTGCTGGAGCTCATCTTCGACAGTTTCGATTTCTTCGGCTGGCACAACAAATTCGAGCTGAATGGCGTAGCTGGTTTGGGTGCAGAGGGTTGCTGGAGTGTATTCCGTAATTGGCTTGGTAGGCATAGTGCGTAGACCTTTAGGTTGTGTTCAAGTTTGTAGCGACTGATTTCGCGTCGCCCTTCGTAGCGGCATTCTTCGAAGTACGAGGTGCTAGGTGCTTCGTGCAACGTCACTTCGGGGTTGCTGGCGAGAATTATGATGAGGGCGTAGTATATCATGATTTCAGCCATTGACGAGTTTTCCAGCGGACGTTTGATTTTTTACTTTTCTCTCTTAGTTCAGTGGTATACCCGTCTGTTTCTTCTAGTATAGTGGTGGCTTTGCGCGCGGCGGATTCCAGTTCCGCGATGCGCTTGTCTTTTGTTTCACAGCTTTCCCATAAAAGAACTTTGTATTTCTCTGCCGCTTCCATTGCGGTGATGATTTCGTCCAACAAATTAGGCCAGCCCGCCTGTCCTTCTGCACGCATTTCTTTCTGGGCTGTAATAATTTGCGCTTTCAAGTCTTTATCTGTTGGCGTTTTTTGCTCTTGCTTTCTTTTATCCAGATCGATGAAAAAAGTTTCTCCCCGATTATCCATTGTTTTTTGCTCTCGCTCCATTCGCTTTATAGCTTCCTGCTCTGCTTGTTTTATTTGCCTACTCATTTCCTTGTCCTCGTTTTTCTGGCTATCTCGCCCAGTACATACGCCATTCCGCCAGCATCCCGATGCTTTTCAATCCTAGCTAAAGCCGCATCGAGACGTTTGTTCTCTTTTTCGGCACGAACAGCTCTGGTGTAATAGGCAGAGTTGTAGTTCATATTATTAGATAATGCTGCTTTTAGATTTGCGATGCGCTGCTTTGCCGCTTCCAGTGCGTCGGCTGCCGCATCAAAATCACCTGTTTGCAACCCGTGAGTAGACCAAGTTTTTTCAGCTTTTCGCAGCCGTTCAATCAATTCCTTATCCGTCGTCATCTCCCGCCCTCGTTTTTTTAGCAGTTGGGCCAGGCGGTACACCATTCGTCTGAAGAACCCTTCGAGGACGAAGTTCCATTACCCACAGATCCCCCCGAAGACGTGCCCGAGTTCCCGGAGTTTGTGCCTGTGGACGAGTCATCACCAGAATCTTCAGACCCTGATCCCGAATCGCCGTCACTATCGTTGTCGTTTTTGCCATTGCCTTTTCCACCGCCGTGATTATCGTGGTCGTGTCCGTGGTTACTGTGACCTTTCGCACCAGCGAAAGCGGGCGGGAGTGTCGCGATACTGAGGCCGAGGGTGATGAGTAGCGTGATGAGTACATTTTTCATGGTGGTTCCTGTTTTGAGTGTGAGTGGGGAGATTAGCAGTTTTCTTCTAGCTCTTCTACTAGTTTTCGGAGACCCACTACAAAGCGGGAGCCGGGGTCGTTTGATTCGCCGGTGAATATATCAGCTGGGTACTTTTCCAGGAATTTTTCGCTTATGCTTACGAATTCTTTGAAGTTGAACTCACGATTGCGCAGTTGTTTGATGTGTCTGATCTGTGCGTTACGTACGTATTCGCTGTATTCTTCTTTCCAGATGATGACTTCGTCTTCTTGGAGCGGGCATGTGCCACGCAGGTTTTCACGCGACAGTGTGACCAGGTCTTTCCATTCTTTGTCGTAGTGGTGTTTCATTTTTGTGGAGGCTCGACGTTGTCTGCTATACCTGTAAAAGCGATGGCTGAACACAGGGCTGCTATTAGTGTTAATGTCCAGTAGCCTGGGTGGTCAGCATCTTGTGTCCATGCGTTAATGGCGAGGACCGATACTGATATCGATGTGAATATCGACAGGAAGAATGCTGTTGGGCCTGCGTTTTTCATAAGAAGAATTCTCTGATGTAAGGGTAAGCGGCCAGGAAGACCATGATACCGCCAGCAGTCCAGGCTAGCCATGGGATGTCCCATACCATAGCTGCGATGTACGCCCCTATGATTGATAGCAGGACAATGTCGATGATGTCGATTTCGATAGTCATGACGCGTAGATTGCGTAGCCGTGGGCTATGCCACTGAGGATGAATGACCAGCCCCAGAGCTTCACTGACCAGTTGGGCAGGTTGTCTGGCTCCAGGATTATTAGGCAAATTGCCACGGATGCGAAGAGTAAGAAGGTGAATGTTAGCATATTATTTAGTCTCCATGCTGTGTCACTTTCAAAGTGGCACAGCACCTCGTACGACGTGCAAAGTGCGTCGCGGGGGTTAGTCTAAATGAGAATGATTCTCAATAAAGCCGTTTTTGTGTCACTTTGAGGGGGTACTGTGCCACTTTGAACGAACCAAAGTGGCACAGTTTTGTTCTCACTTTGTTCTCACTTTTGGGGTGAACGCGAGTTTAAATAGGGAGTATAAGGTACTGTTTATATTGTATTTTATATTATACATAGAAGTACTAAGTACGAAGTACGAAGTGCTAAGTGCGAAGTGCTGTGCCACTTGTGCCACTTTGAAACGGGTTCTCGCCATGGAAATTATTTTTTATCTTTTTGTTGCTGTGGCTGGAAGTCGAACCAAAGTGGCACAGCTAGTACTTTACTTTAACTGTTAGCTGTAAGTTGTTGATTGTTACAAATCGTCTATTTCCCAGATTTCGGCGGTGTCTCCTTCGATAACCAAGACTTCGGAGGTGCGCCCCAGGCAATCAATCTGGAATGAGTTTCCTTTAGTAACGATGCCAGCTTTGGCGTTGTCAGGCCTATAATTTGAATGACCCACAATTTGTCTTGTCTCAATTGGCTCAAACTCCTTCCACCAGTCGCACCAGTATAAACCACCGATTGAGTCCCGTCCGCCTCTTGCACGCCCAATCTGATTGAAGCTTCCTTTAGCGAGGTATTCTTCGAGGGTTTCATTTCGGTCCTCTAGTAGTTTTGCGGATACACCAGCGTGAGAGATGAGCCAGTTATCTATCCATATGTAGTCCATGAGCGGGGTCATATCAACGCTCCAGTTGACCCGGTTTTGTAGTTCATATGAGTACCCGGAGCATTGCATTGTGGGGTCGAGGTAGCTCATTTCGTGGTTGCCGCGTAGGGCCCATACACGGTCGGGGTGTAGGCGCGCAGCGTTAGTGACGAGGTTGATTGTGTGCAGCTGTTCGAGCATCGAGCGATCGAAGCTATCGAGATAATCGCCGATAAACACTACCATGTAGCCTTTTTTGTCGAGGATAGTTTCGACGATTTCGTATTGGCCGTGGAGGTCACCTACTACGACTAGTTTTTTCATGTGTTTTTCCTTTTATTTGGCGCAAGCGCCAAGCTTCATAAGCGCTTTGCTGTAGAATACAGAAGAAAGCGTATAGAGCAGCTAATATGTACCAGCCAGGCCATAATAGTATGCCGACTAGTATTGCGTCATATGTGATATCAACCCAACGCGGCAGGACTGTGAATGATGCTGAGTCTGTGTCGAACGTTTTGTCTGCCGCTCCTTCGTGCAGGAGTGCAAGGCTTGTTAAGGCGTAGAAACACACTAGGAAAGTGATGATGTGTTCGGCTGGTTCGAAGTTGTAGAATACAGCCATAATAGCTATAAATAGTACCGAGCCGTTAATGGCAGTCCAGCGGGCTATGAGTATAAGTTTCATGTGTTTTTCACCACGTGGTAGGTTATGAAGCTGATCATGATTACGACTGCGATGAGTGCAATGCAAGATGTGATGTCAGTTACCATTTTGTCTGTTAAGCATTCCATGGTGAGGTCCTATTTTGAGTAGTTCTTTGCCCACCCACCTTCAGCTGCCAACGGTAAGTCGGGAGCCCAAGCAGGAGGCGTCGACATAACCTTATTGATGTAGGCGTAGACGCCAGAGGCGTATTCTGTTTTGCAGATTGCGATAATCTCATCATGCGTGCTCGAGACCACCCTGATTTTGGCTTTCTGGTCGACCGTATAGATCTGCTCAGCGATGACGATGCGCGCCAGGGCCTGGATGATGTTCTCAAGGATTATTCCTCCGTAGAGTTTTTTACCTCCGTCGTAAACCCAAGATGCATCTTCTTCGTCCCACCGGAGGTTGTTGTAGTGTAAGACCATGCCGTTTGGGAGCGTGATCCCGCCGTGGCCAAATATGAGACCGTTGAATTCGTAAGGTTTACTATCTTTAATACGTGGTATAAGCGAGTTGAGCTTTTCCCACATCGCTTTTGTTTTTTCATTGACGGACCGCCATTTATTGACAGCGTTTTGTGCTTCTAGCTGGCTGAGGTGTACAGGAGGTGTGCCCATAAAGCCAAGTGCGGCATTAACGCGGAGCTTACGCCAACCCATGTTGTATCCAAGAGCCAGTTCGAGCATCTTCCCGAAGAATCTTTCGTGGATATGATCTTCTTTGTTACACTCATAACCGTAATGGTTACTAGCAGCATAAAGATATACATCCCCCCCGTTGCGAAGAATATCAAGCTTGTTGAGTTCCCCGCAAAACCAAGCGTTGAGGCGTAGCTCAATTTGAGCACTGTCAACCACAACCACACTGAACCCGTCAGGAGCGTAAATAGAACGGCGTAGTACACCACTAGCAGGGTTGTTAGGGTTGTATCTTGGGAGATTTTGAACATTTAAACCGTCCGCACCTGACCATCGGCCAGTGTGCGCTCCGTAGTAATTGAGGGGCATTGGCATAGCGCCTTTGAGCCCGATTTCATAAAAAGCGCGGGCCCTGGTCAGTTCAATGGTTGATTTGACCAAGGCCCTTGCTTCCCAAACTATCGCAAATTGCGGGTTGTCTACCTGCAGTTCTCTGTAGGCAAGGTCGGTTTGAGCGAAGGCGTAGGTAAGTTTCCCGGTTGGTTTACCAGTTACTTTATCCTTGCTTTTGCCCACCTTCATTGGCACTTTGAGGCCTTGAGACTCTATCCATCGTGCAAATTGCGGGTTTGATGACAATACCTTTTGGGACACTGGACATCGAGATAGTACGTCGTTGCGGTGATCTTCGAGGCGTTGTATTTCATCCGCCAGTAGATCTGTATCTAACTGGAGGACAGGCTCTGCTGCCATTCGTGCTGTGAGTGACATCAGATAGCGCTCCTGTTCGGGGAGCACGTCTTTTAGTAAGTCGTAAAGTTTGTATGTGAGTTCTACATCTTGTATGCAGTATTTCTTTAGGATTTCATTTTCTTCCTCCGTAAGTGTTCTCTTACCTTTTGTTTTATCGAGGCCGGTAAGTTTACCTTGTTTGACCCCGAGTATACGTATCGCAGAGTTCTCCAGAGTTTTTCGTTCTGAAGATGGAAGAAGCACGTTAGCAATTGATTTTGTGTCGAAGTACTGCGCAGGGCGATGGCCATAAACATCGTTGAGAATGAGCCCGTCGAATGTAAGGTTGTGGCCCACGAGGATGGAAGAACTCCATGAAACATTGCTGAGCGCGCTTCGTATGGATTCCGCAGTCTTGTAGTAGTGGGTTCGAGCCCTACCCACTTTGATTCCAACGCCTTGCACCTTGAACCTATCATCTCGTATGTAAAGCGCTGTTTTGATTTTTCTGAGTGAGTAGTCTTGGTCATAGTAGGTTTCAAAGTCAACAGTGACTGGTTGTAGTTGCATTTAATCTGCCCATATGTAATGGATCTGGTAATCCTCTCCATCTAGTTGTTTTTCGTGGTTGAATTTGTAGTCAAACACGAAGCAAGATGCCACTGAGACACAGTTTAGATCTGTGTATTCTTTATTATTATACACAAGCCGCGCAGGTATTAAACCTGTTGCTTGCTCACCATCATCATCGTACTTTTCGCCGAATTTGACATCACCTAGTAGTCGCCAATCGGCTAGTATTTGTTGTCGTGTTTTCATTACGTATTACTTACGCAGGTAGTTAGAGCTAAGATGGCTAACCATAACGCGCACCAACCCACCATATCAACTAGGCGTTTCATGGTTCTGTTGAAGTCTTGCAGCTCTCTGACTACAGCTGCTTTGGCTTTTATTTCTTCGGGTGTCATGGTATATCTCCCTGCGAGACCCACTTGGTCTCGGGGTTTTTGGGCAAAAAAATAGGCGCTACCCGTGTGGGTAGCACCAAAGGCGGGGACTCAGTGGTAGCCCCAGGCAGTGTAGCAGCGGTCTTTTTCCTCATCTTCGGGTGACCGGTATACGGTGTCCGCGCCGTTTTCGGCGGGGTCGAAAGTGTCGAACTCGTGGTCGTTGAGCGCCATCATGAGTTCTGAGGCAACGGCCTCGTCTGTGGTTCGTATGACTTGGCCGGTAGGGCCGATGAATTCATAGATCATCGATTATCTCCAATGTACGATGGAAATGAAACTGCCCTCGACCGAAGCCGAGGGCAGGGAGTGCCTAGTCTTCCTCGTTTTCGGGGAATACCTGACGTTCGATCAATGAGAGCTCTTCATGAGCTTCGAGGATCAGTTTGACTTGTCCAGCTTCCTTTGCTCGGACGGCGTCGTAAAAGGCACCATACTGGTTGACGGTTGCGCCTGGATCGCCCAGAGCCCATACCATCGGTCGGATGAGATCCTTGATGGTGAGTATGTCGCCGGGGCTGACCTTTGCCATTTCCGAGGCGGGGCAGTCGATCATGCTGATGACTGCTTTTTCCATTTCGGCTTGGTTCAGCCAGTCAGTTTTGTAACTGACGAAGGTTTCGGCGATGACTTTCTTGACGCCGGGATCATCAGTTGCAGCTGTGAGTGCTGCTAAGGCCTGACTATCCGAACGGTTGGTGACTCCGTTGCAGAGGCGTTTGCAGGCGTTCATGATCGCTTCCTGCATGTAGGTGGGCGAGCTCGGGACGAACTCGTAGTCGAGGGCCAGCGAGATCAAGGCCAGTGCAACAGCACCGCCATCACGTTCATCGCGGTCGTATTTCGGAGCAGTCAGGATAGACGACTCGGAGGCTTTGGACATCCAGCCGTTTTCGGACTGGGGTAGTTCGCCTGCAGCATCGCGACGAGCGGCGAAGAAGGCTTCACCTTGGTCGTTGCGTGCTTTCCATGCTGCTGCGTTGATGCCAGCACGAAACAGCTGAAAGCTGAGGCTGCGCTTGGCGAGCGGCGAATCATGGAATACAGGGTGGATCAGGTCGCTGCCCAGCTGTGTGAAATGCACGTTGTTGGGCATGTGTGCGTTGGTGTTGACTTTGTCGTTCATGGGTATCTCCATTGTTGACGATTAATGATCAGCAGTCAGTCTACTGATTTCACGAGTTTAACCAGTGGCTGAGCCCCGCGAGGCCCGGCCACCGGTCGGTCGGTTTATTCTGCTTCTTCCATTATTAATTGGAGTTTATGATATGCAGCTACGAGTTTATCGACTGATATCAAAGTTGCCAGATTATCGACTTCGACGAAGATGTTACTCGGCATTAAGAGTTTTTTGCCATTACATCCGTGGTCGATGGTCGTGCCGTATGTTCCGATGGTGATTTCGGGGTACGTATCTTTGCTTAGTTGGTATGGGCCTGAATGTATTTTAGCCATGGTTAGAACTCCACGAATGCTTGGAAGGCGATACCAACGAGAAAATAGCTGGCACGCACTTTGAAGTGTTTGTGTAGCGGTAGCGATACGGTTGGCATTGCGTATGGCATTATGTCAAGGCTGTATCCGGATACAATTCCGTAAGCTAGACCGAAGTCCATGCCAGCAGCGTTGGTGAAGAAGCGGTCGTTCAGTCCGTAGATGGTCCAGCTTTCTTCGTCGACGCTGTTTTGGTATTGCATAACACCAAGCCAGTCGCCGTCATCAGTGATTCTGAGCTCTATGACACGCCCTTTGTGGGTTTCATTCCACGGTGTTCCATCGCTACGTTCTCTATCGAAGTGGTAGCTGGTCGGCATCACACCGATGCGCAGATGTTGGGCCTGGGCTTGGCTGAAGAAGCCTATTGTGCCAAGTATAAATAGTATGACTAGAGCCGTTACTCCGATGCCTTGAGCTACTCTGAGCCAGAAGAATGTATAGCGATTCATGATTTTACTCCTTAGTGCAGGTGAACGGTGGTGAACGGTGTTTCCTGCGGTGAAACATCAGTTGTGTCAGACTGTTGCATAAATACAACAGTCTGAGTAGGTATGTGATTAGTATGCTCCTAGCACCGCCAGCACGAACGTCGCACTGCGCACGAGGAACAACGCACCTAGCACGAGGCACACTGTAATGAGCACACGGTTGATAGTGATGAGTGGCTTAGTACTTGGTACTGAGTGCGTGATACCACGTAGCTCGTGCTGTGTGGGTTGTATGTTACGCCATTGCTTGATAGTCATAGTGTGTATCTCCTGTTGAGTTCATAGTAATGACCAGTGCGTCGCGCAGTGACGCTGTACTTCGTACTATGTACACAGCACGTTGTCAGGAATCTTTGGGGCCCCATATTGGCGTTGCACTTTGTACGTCGTGCTGTGTGACTTCGAACCGGTCGGGGAGTGCAAAGTTGGCGACGGGGGTATGTGGAATGGAGACGACCATAATGCTAATTTTCGCCGAAAAAATTTTTTTCAGAAATTGCTTGCTAAATTTATTTTTTCTGTGCGCATGCGGAGAGTAGTGTATACTCCCCGCATGCAGCACCGCGCACCTCGCACTTCGCACCACCCAAAACGCCCGTGGACAGCCTACTACCGCCTGTATCGCGCGAGGATGTTTCTGGGAGGTGCGAAGTACAAAGTGGCAGCCCCGCAGCCCATCAGGCAATAATGCGACTATGAAAGAGCTGGTAGTCAAAAAAGATTTAGAGAGCATGCTATCGGAACTTACCCCGATGCAGAAACTTTACACAGAGGCGCGGCTTCACGGTCTTTCGCCCCTTGATTCCGCTAAGGCGGCAGGATTTAAGCACCCATCGATACAATGCCACGCATACGAGAAGCATCCCCGGATTGCTCCGATAGTTTCTATGGCGAGTGCGAGGTCTATGGAGCGCTATCAGCTCTCACGAGATCATGTGATCGAGGGGTTCATGGATGCAGTAGCAGCTGCTGGTTCGAGCACAGAACTTACAGCCGCCTGGCGCGAAATTGGGAAGATGTTAGGGCATTACGCTCCGGAGCTCCACGAGCACAGAGTAAGTGTCGAGAATATGACACTGAACAAGCTGGAGACAATGTCGGACAGGGACTTGGCGGAGCTCGCCGAAATGGACGAATTTACATTACCCCGCGACCACGAGCTAGTCGCGAACTACAAGGTACTTGACGAGGAATGACGCTACAAGACATAGCGCTGGTCATTGGCATAACGCTGCCCATTATGGGTGGCGCTGGCACCGGTGCGAAGCTCTATGGGGACAGGTACATCTGGGTGGCCAGCGACACGTACAACCAGACAGAACTACGAAAACTGCAGCGCGAGAAGCGGCTGCTTGAGTTTGATAAGGAAAATGGTACAATCACGCCACGTGGCGAGTTGGAGCTGCGGGAACTCAAGGACCTGGAGAAGCAACTTTTACTACAGATGCAGTGAACATGCACATAACTATTGTACCGCCTTCGAACAAACCTGCAGTCGTCGAGGTCGAGGATATTGAATACTGGCACGTTGAGGAAGGGGCCCTCCGCGTCCTGCTGAAAAACGGCCACGAAAGGTATTACCCGCTGTCGAACATAGGGTACGTCGAAGTACATGATGACACCTAAGCAGTACCATGAAGAACACCAAGCACCAGTCCCGGATGGACCGCCACGCGTCCCGTCAACTTCGCGCTCGCGGCCTAAACCATATAAGATACGCACGCGGTGGACATTATTTGATAAACATGCCCCTTGGGTCACCTACAAAAGGTACTTCACTAAAGCAGCCCGCGACCGGGCTCTTGCACTTTTGCAGCGCAAAGAATCGTACCGGCGGACCATTGAGTACAAATGAGTGAACTCGTCTGTTCGGATTGTGGGTATACTACTGCGGATAAAAGTCGCTTTGGTTTTGCTACTGGCGTTTGCATTCCGTGCAAAGCAAAGCGTGATTCTTTGGCACTCAAGGAAAAAGCAAAGAAGCGCAAGGCTGAGAAAGATGATCGAGATGCACGAAAGGCAGTCCGCGTTCAGGAGGCCGCAGCCAAACGTGCACGCCGGGTGGCCAAGCGTAAAGCAGAGAAGCAAGCCGCCATCGATGCTGCAAAGGCTGAGCGTGCCGCCCAGCGCCAGGTCAAAGCGTCTAACCACCGAATTAATGTTGCTAAAAGAGAGCTGGCAATCCGCCACCTCTCTCGACATCATCTACTACCATTCGTGCTTAGAATGGAACCGGCGGACTATCTTCCGGGATGGGTGCATAAAGATATATGTCAACGTCTGGAGCAGTTTGAGCGGGATATCCTTGACAAAAAGTCTCCACGCCTTATGCTGCAGATGCCACCTCGCCACGGGAAATCTCAGCTCGCGTCTGTCAACTTTCCTGCTTGGTACCTCGGACGAAACCCTAAGCACGAAGTAATAAGTGCGACGTACGCGGGGTCTCTCGCCAAGGACTTTTCCAAGAAGGTAAGGGGGCTAATGCGCGAACCGAGGTATAAACATGTATTCCCGAAGTGCACTCTTAATAAGGACTCACAAAACATTGACGGATGGAACACCACTGTCGGCGGCAGCTATGTACCTGCGGGCGTTGATGGTGGCATCACTGGTAAGGGAGCCCATTGTCTCATCATCGACGACCCTGTCAAAAACGCTGAGGAAGCTGAGTCAGCCACACAACGCGCGAGCGTACAAGCGTGGTATAGCTCTACGGCGTATACACGGCTTGCTCCCGGCGGAGGAGTCCTCATCATTCAAACCCGCTGGCACGACGACGACCTGAGTGGCTGGCTTGAAAACAAAATGCACGCCGGGGACGGCGAAGAATGGGAGATCGTCCGGTACCCCGCTGTCGCACTTAAAGACGAGAAATACAGGAAGACGGGCGAGGCGCTCCATCCTGAGCGTTATGACATTGCCGCACTTGCCCGCATTGAACGTGCCGTTGGTCCGAGGGTATGGGATGCTCTCTACCAGCAGCATCCGGTTGCTGAGGACGGAACGTACTTCACTAAGGACATGATGCACTACTATACGGGCAGCCCACCGGCCCGTATGCATTACTATGCAGCTTGGGACTTTGCGATAGGAAAACTCGACCGTAACGACTATACTGTCGGTATCACGGTTGGCGTTGACATGGAAGACAACATTTGGGTTGTCGATTGCCGCAGAGGCCGATGGGACGCGTTCGAGATCGCAGAGGAAGTGGTCTCTATGCATAAAGAACACTCAGCTATGGTGACCGGCGTCGAGCGCGGCCAGCTGAGTATGGCTATTGGCCCATATCTTGACAAGCGCATTTCAGAAGAGCGCGCGTGGGATTTAGCGCTAAAGGATTTGCCGCCGGGGAAAAGAGATAAAGAGTCACGTGCCCGCGTAATACAGGGGCGCATGAGACAAGGCAGAGTGTTCTTTCCTAAGAACGCGCTCTGGATGACTGAAATGAAAGAGGAGCTGATGAAGTTTCCTCTGGGGCAACACGACGACATGGTCGACGCGCTTGCCTATATAGGATTGCTCTTACAAGACATGACGCCTCCACAGGAGTTGAAAGACCCAGACCCGTACGCTAAGGGTTGGAGGAAGCGCCTTAAGACACAACTGACTGTACCGCGTGGCGGGATCGCGCACGGTGGAGCCTGGATGAGACGATAATGAAAGTTAAAAGCGTAACAATTGAGACAGACAAAGGCGACGAGATCACTATGGGCCTTGACGAAGTTGAAGACTTCATGAAAGCTATGCGTAGGTTGAAGAAGTCGTGTGAACCAGAACGTCCCGCGCCCGAGCCCGAGCCTGACCCAAACATGAGCTTGCTTCTTGAAGCGCTTCGAAAGGAAGCCCAGCGCTCGATGCTGCTGGAAGACCAAGTGAAGCAGATGCCCCCTTACCCCCCAAACACAACCCCGTTTTGGAACGGCAGCGGCACGCACATACTTGACACTACTTATAGTCGGCCACCAGTAATTTCGAGCTCCGGGAAATGAGCCTGCAGCAACGCAGAGGCCGGTTTAAAATGCACGAGGACGTTGTGTTTAGCAACGACCCGATAGTCGACGCGTTTTTTCGCCAAGTGCGGATTTACAGCGCCGACAAAAAAGACGATGTTGTCTACTACAAAGGAGTGTCCATAGTCTTCGAAGAGATCTTGGACGATGAAGTAGAGCCGTCCTACGATTTATACGTGGAATCTGGCATGCTGTATGCCGAGCGTAACGACTTTCAGGAAACATAATGCCGGGTCAAGATTTGGGTGTTGCGGATAAAGCCGCAAAAGAAAACTGGAATTCATACCAACGGGCCAAGGATGCAGGCCACGATGTGTACGTCACCCAGGCAAAAAAGTGTGATCGATTCTACCAAGGCGGGGGCCAGCAGTGGGAAGCTGCTGACCGATCTTACCTTGAGTCCCTAGGAAAACCGGTCCTCGAAATCAACTTAATCCTCAGCACCGTGAACGCGCTGCTAGGCGAGCAGTCGTCTCAGCGCGTGGACATCGTGTACAAACCGAAGAAGAAGGCAGCCAATGAAACAGCAGAGGCCCTCACTGCAGTGGCGATGTCGATACAGGACGACAATCGGTTCGACTGGGTCGAAAGTCAAGTATTCGCCGACGGCGTCATTCAAGATCGCGGATTCTATGACATACGGATTGATTTCGAGAAGGATATCACGGGAGAAGTTCGTATCACCGCAGAAGATCCTATTAACATCATGCTCGATCCTGACGCGAAGGAGTACAACCCAGCGACGTGGAACGAAGTAATTAAAACCAAGTGGATGACGCTTGATGAAGTCGAGGAGCAGTATGGCCCGGATAAGCGCAAGAGAGTCGAATCGTTTGTTAATACCAGCAATACCTTCGGATCGGACTCGGTACTCCTTGAGGAAGAAACTTTTGGCCAGTCGCAACAGTGGTTCGGCGAATGGCAGCAACACGACGACTCGCGGGACATCCGCAAAGTCCGTATTATCGAAAGACAATACAAGCGCTTGGGCACTCAGCGCGTATGGATCGACAACGAAACGGGTGATATCTCAGAAATCCCCGAAATGGTCACAGATCTCCGTGCAGCCGAGATCGCTGAGGAACAAAATCTCAGTGTATCGACCCGACGGAAAAGACGAATTCGCTGGTGCGTCAGCTGCGATGGCGTTGCTATCCTTGACGAGTGGTCGATCTATCGTTCTTTTACAATCGTCCCGTACTTTCCGTACTGGAGACGGGGCAAGCCGTTCGGAGTGGTTCGAAATCTCCTGTCCCCGCAGGAACAGCTGAACAAGATCGAGAGCCAAGAGCTCCACATAGTTAACACTACCAGCAACAGCGGCTATACGCTAGAAGCTGGAACACTCGTCAACATGACGGAGGAAGATCTTGAAGCTAGAGGCGCAGAGACAGGGCTTGTACTCGTTCACGCGAGAGGGTCGAACCCGCCCCAGAAAATTAAGCCGAATCCGGTTCCGTCAGGAATTGATCGCATGTCTGCGAAATCGGCCGCCGCTATCCGCGAGATATCTGGCGTACGTGAAGAAATGCTCGGGGCTACCAACCCCGAAATAAGCGGTGTCGCTATGCGCGAAGGCCGCAAAGGCGGCTTGGTTCAGATGCAAGTACCGTTCGACAACTTGGCCCGTTCGCGCCACCTCGTCGCTCAAAAGATGTTGGAGCTGGTCCAGGACTTCTACACCGAGACTCGCGTGTTCAAAGTGGTTGACTATCACGACCCCGACATGAAAGAGAAGGAAGTAGGCATAAACGTCCCGATGGATGACGGCAGCTTTCTGAACGACATAACGCTGGGCGAATACAGCATTACCATCAGCACTGCCCCGGCTCGCGACTCGATGGAAGAGACACAGTTCGCCGAAGCCATATCGCTGCGCGAAGCAGGTGTGGCAATACCAGACGACATCGTCATTGAGAACAGCAGCCTCCAGCGCAAGCACGAAATTGCGAAACGCGTCCGAGAGATGCAGGGTATGGGCGAACTTACCGAAGAGCAGATTGCAATGCAGCAGCTCCAAGTCCAGATGTCCATCAGAAATGCGGAGTTGCAACTATCCGAACTTGAGGCTAGAATTGGCAAGCTGCACGCCGAAGCGGCCCTTGCGCAACAGAAAGCACACAGCGAAGGACGCACAGGCGAAGAGTTCCAGATGGAATACCAGCTTAAGATCGCCGAGCTTAAGGGGCAACTGGCCTCGAAAGCTGCGGACCTGCAGACTAGTTTGGAGTTGGCCGGTATACACACTAAGGCCAACCTGCAGCAAACCATGTTCCAATCCCTCACTAAACGTACTGAGGGCGAACTCGCAAACAGGACCGCGCTGCAAGTAGCCGGTTTGAACGCACGGGCTAAATCGCTGCCCGCCCCTAAAGCGAAAACCAAGTAACGAGGCCCACAAATGGCAAAGAAAGGTGCACTAGATGCAGCGCCCGAAGACGACAAGGAAGTTGTTGGCGAAGACACTATATTCGCAGGAGCGGATACATTCGAGCATGACGACGACGAAGACCTGTCCACCGCCGATCGTGGCGACGACCCCTCCCTTGATGGACGAATCGCCGTCGAAGAAGACGACGCCATGGAAGAAGAAGAAGTTGTCGTGGCGAAGGCAGCTGACGCTGAGCCTGAGGGTGAGGACGACGATCCCGCCGAACTTGATGCTGTCACGGCAGATGATGACGCCGAACCCGACGACACCGCCGTCTCAAACTATGTGTCCAAAGACAGGTTCAACGCCGTCAACGAGCGGATGAAGTTGGCCGAGCAGGCGCTGAAAGAAAAAGAAGCCGCCCTCGCCCAAGAAGCACCCGAACCTGAGCCCGCGTTTGACTTCGACGCGAAAGAAGTCGAGTACATGGAGCTGGTCACCGACGGCGAGTTTGACAAGGCGAAAGCAGTACGCAAAGAGATCCGCGCAGCAGAACGCGCTGAGCTCGAAGCCGACGTAGCCGCCAAAGCTGACAACACCACCGCCCGCGTTAACGAGCAGATTGCCTTTAACAACAAGATCCAGGAGCTAAACGAGGAATTCGATGCTTTCAATCCTAAAAACGAAGCGTACGACCAAGTGCTGGTCGACGAAGCTGTGGATCGCCGCGATTTGTTTGTTGCTCGCGGTATGTCCTTGGCGGACGCACTCGACCGCGCCGCCCGAGAAGTCGCAAAGCTTTACGACTTATCGAGCAATTTCGAAGCAGCCGCCGACGCGGAACTCGCCAGGATTCAAGCCGAAGAAAAGGGCAAGCCGCTGCCGAAAAAGAAAATCGACGTGAAGAAGAAGGTGGCCCTAGCGAAAGCGCAACCGCCCATTATGGACGAAGGCAGCCCGCAAGAAGAGTCGAAAACCGCCCTCACCATGACCGAAGCGGAGTTCGACGCCTTACCGGAAGCCACGAAAGCCCGCATGCGCGGCGACATTGTTTAGCCTGAAACGGGCTTATTTAAAACAGCCCCCTTCATGGGGGCTTTATACTTTGTACACTTCGTCAGCATTGGAAGGTTGACGGTAATAAATTCAATTCCCGCATAATGGCAGCGAAAGCCTCTTACTTTTTTTATAAACTAGGAGTATACGAAGAATGGCTACAACCAATTTTTCGCTGCTGACTGATGAGCAAAAGACCGTATGGTCCCGCGACATTTGGAAGGCGGCTCGTAACTACTCGTTCATGAACAACTTCACTGGTTCTGGCCCCAACGCCATGATCCAGCGTATCACGGAGTTGACCAAGACCGAGAAAGGTGACCGTGCGGTCATCACTCTCGTGGCCGATCTGGAATCAGACGGTATCGCGGGAGATAACCAACTGGAAGGCAACGAAGAGAGCATCAAGGCATACGACGAGGTCATCACCATTGACCAGCTGCGTAACGCCAACCGCTCGAAAGGTCGCATGTCTGACCAGCGCTCAATCGTGAAATTTCGCGAAAACTCTCGCGACGTACTGGCCTACTGGCTGGCCGACCGCTTGGACCAAATGGCTTTCCTGACCATGTCAGGCGTATCCTACGCGTTCAAGAACAACGGCGGTGCCGCACGTCCTGCAGGATCACAACTGCAGAACCTGGCCTTCGCAGCTTCCGTTACCGCGCCAAGCGCCAACCGCCACTACCAGTGGGACGAAGGTACCAAGACTTTGGTCGCCTCCGCTCCTGGTTCGCTGGTCGCTGGTGCAATCGGTACCGGCGACTACGCGTCGTACGCGATGCTGGTCGAAGCCAAAGCCATTGCCAAAGAAAGCTACATTCGTGGCATTCGCGGCCCAGGTGGCGACGAGATGTATCACGTGTTTATGACGCCGACCGGGATGGCCAAGCTCAAGCTTGACACTGACTTCCTGGCCAACGTACGTAACGCAGGCCCGCGCTCCAAGAGCAACGTCCTGTTCAGCGGATCTATCCCGACCATCGACGGTTTGGTGATCCACGAGTATCGTCACGTTTACCGTAACGATGCCGACTGGAACGTACCTGGACAACGCATCATCTTTGCGGGTGCACAAGCGCTGGGCATGGCTGACCTCGGCATGCCTTACTGGGACGAGATCGACAAGGACTACAAAAACCAACAAGGCATCGCCGTTGGCAAAATTTGCGGTCTTTTGAAGCCTCAATTCCCGTCACAAGTGTCTGCGACCACCGAGGACTTCGGTCTGATGGTCATCGACACGGCTATCTAAGGAGAACTGAAAATGGCTATTACACTCAAAAGCAATCGTCAGTACCCCCTGGTAGCAGTTGCCGACTTCGCCTTTGTCGGCTCGGCCCTTGTCTCTGGCATCGCACAGAACGCAGTTGAAGTACCGGCTGGCAGCACCATCACCGCTGTCGCCGTCGTCATCGACACTGTATTCGACAGCGTTACCTCTGACGTTATCGACGTAACCGGCGGCGGTACTACCGCTGCTGCCGTCAACGCTCAAGCGACGGGTTACACCGCAGGTACCGTCGACGGCTCTGTTAACGCAGCTACTACCTACGTTACCGTAGAGTGGACCGGCGTTGGCGGGTCTACTTCGGCGGGCGCAGGCCGACTGATCGTCGAGTACGTTATCGACGAGCGCGACAACGAAAACCAGGGCTAACGGCCCCTTGTAGTACAGGCCCCCATGCTGTAAAGTGTGGGGGCCTATTTCTTTTAACCGGAGTACCTTAAATGGCAAAGTACGTATCAATCATTGAACGGCGAGTCGCCACCACTAAGGGAACTACGCTCCTCTTCAAGCCGATGGAACCTCTCGAAGTACCCGAGATCATCGTGCCCGAGGTGCTTGCGGCAGGGATTGTCCGCGAAGACTTGTTCAAAGCCGCGATGAGCGGTCAACTCAAAGCAAACGACGAAGCCCTCGTGGCCGCGTCGCTCAGAGCGCAGGCTGTCGAGGGCGGTATAACCGCTGACGAAGAGCCCGTAATTAGCGAAGAAGATGCCTTCGACACTATTGCTGCTGAGCTCGCCCTGCATAAACAGGAAGAGCAAGAAAAAGACGAAGCTGTTCGTCTGGCAGAACTGGAGGCCGCAGCCGACGCCGAAGCAGAGGCTTCGCGCGAAGCACGTGGCACTTCGAAGGAAGAGGACGCCGCTTTCCTGGAGTCGGAAAAAAGCCCCGTATTCGATCAGGCAGTATTTGAAGCAGGCGTGCGGGAACTCATCGCGAAAAACGACCCCGCAACACTTACACCCAAGGGAGCACCGAAGGCGAAAGTATTGTCTGATCTCGTAGGCTTCGAGGTTCACGCAATACAAATCACGAACTTCCTTAAAAACCTGGAATAGTAAATGCAAGGCAGCGTAGTTATCGATAGAGCGCAAAGGATTCTCAACGACACCACCGCTGTTCGATGGCCCGCTGCCGATCTTCTGGACTGGCTTAACGAGGGGCAAAAGGCGGCAGTTCGCATTGCCCCCGAAGCCTACACGGTTACCGCGAACGTACAGCTGGCTACTGGTGCCCGACAGAACTTGGTTACCATAGCCGCTGCAGCAGCTGTTGAGGTGCCGCTTCGCCTCATTGAAATTACCCGCAACGTCACCGACGCCACCGGTTTCCCCGCTTTGCGGGCGATCCGCATGGTAAACCGCAGGGCACTCGACCAAGCGAATCCGGACTGGCCGACTGACGCTACCAACGCACTCGTCGAGAACTACATGTTCGATTCGCGCAACCCAAAAGAATTCTTTGTTTATCCGCCGCAACCCGCAGCGGGCCAAGGCTTCGTGGAGGTTATATATTCGGCGGAGCCGACTGACCTCACGGCCGATACCGACCCGATTGCTCTGGACGATGCGTTCGCCCCCGCGCTTGTAGACTATATCGTGCATCGCGCCCTTAGCACTGACGCTGAGTACGGCTCTAACCCGGCCCGAGTCGCGCAGCACTTTAACCAGTTTATGGGCGCTATGACGCAAAAGACGCAGACAGACCTAACCGTCGAGCCCGTACCTGCAACGACCTCGGTTGAATAATGCCTAATACCACTGGATTTTACTACCCGCGACTGCGCCTCCAAGCGCCAGGTGCCCCCGAGCAAATTCTCGGCGACTCAGTACTTCGCGCGATGGCCACTATAGCTCGCGACACCGGCGCGTTCCGCAAGGACATTGTGCCCATCAGTTTCGTAAGTGGTACTGCGGCCTACCCGTACGTACTGGACGGTTTTCGATTCCTTGACTTCAGCGAAGTATGGTTTATCGAAGACTCGACGAACCCCTCGCGTAGTGACGCCGACAAGACGCCCATCGAGCGCATTTCGCACACCCAGATGCATACGCTGCTGCTGGATGATGCCACAGGCCAGCGCCCCGAAGCATGGGCGCACACCCTCGGCGTCCCCGGCTCAATTTCGTTCTATCCGTTCAACCTTAACCCGAGCCTGCCTAACGCTGTGATCCACGCTACAGCGGAAGTTGTCCCAACGCGGCTGGCCGCGCAGGCATATTACATCGACCCCGATACCGCGCACTGGGGGGCCGACGCGTTTTTTGATATCAACGAAGAGCTCATACAAACTCTCGCGCTCGCATACGTACTGGATTACCCTAACAAACCGTGGTCGAATCGCACGTACTCGATGGAGCTCAAACGAGCGGCCAGTAACGGTATTGCCGAGCTAAGGTCACTTGCAGACGACGGCATGCGCGCAGGTTTGCCAAGGGCCGTGAAATATGGCGGATATTAGGCTTAACGGCTTTCGGGGCAAACGACCGTATGTAGTTTCCGAGCATTTGCTTGGCATTAGCGACGCCTCCGATTGTACCGACACCATCTTCGAGTCCGGGCTCGTGCGCGGCGTAAAAGACGACGTGCTGACGGTCGCGGCTGACGCGGGTTTGGCTAGTAGCAAAACCCTGTACCAGTACTTCAACGGCGCGTGGTATTCGTTCAACAACGACACCGATATCGTTACAGCTACGAAGTCCGCGTCTGACGAAGTCATTATGTACACCGATGGCATTAGCGAACCGCGCTTTACGAACTCCGCGCTAATAGGGGCGGGCACAGGAATAAGCGCCTTTCGCACCCTAGGAATTACTGCGCCCACAGTTGCGCCCACAGCTGCAGCTACCGGAACTATAGACCCAGACCCCATATACGACACACGCTCGTACGTATACACGTGGCTCGACAGTGTGTCCGGGGCCGAGTCTGGCCCTAGCCCCGCGTCGAACATCATCACTGTAGACACTGTTGGCCAAACCGTCAACGTAACCTCGTCGGTTACAGCACCGGTGGACGGGACATACAACATTACGCATAAGCGTATTTACCGCACGGTTACTGGCACGGCTACCACAGCGTTTCAGTTTGTGGCGGAGATCCCCATTGCGACCAGCTTATACAACGACGCCATTGATTCTCTGGCGCTCGGAGAAGTATTGCTTACTACGGACTTTGACCGCCCGCCTACGACCATGACCGGTATCACCGCGCACCCCGCAGGCTTCTTTGTCGGCTTCGACGGGAATACGCTGTGCT